TCGGTGCCGAGCATTTTCAGCAGGAGGTGGTAGTTCCACAGCGGGACAGTCTCCTGCTTCTTACGCACGGTGAGAAAGGCGTGTTTCATCGATATCCTCTCAAAAACGAGTCTACCGGAGAGGAGTGGACGGGACCCACTCGATGCCGGCATAGGCGCAAGGCCACTAAGCCGACTTCCAATCTTGTCTTACCATCTGGCGGAGCTTCCTTGGCCTTCGGTCGCTTGCCGCTTTTGCCAGATGGAACCGGCGCTCGCCGTCTTTCCATCCATCCAGCCGCTGTCGATGATCCCCTGTGGAACTCTTCTCCGGTAGGCTCGCTCCCTATTTCCTCTAGCACAATTTAAAGCCATCGGCTACAGTCACATAAACAGACGTTGGCCGGAGGTCAAGCCCTTATGCCGATCTTATCACTTGATTTTGAGACATTCAACACGATCGACCTGAAACAAGTTGGGGCAGACCTATACACCTCCAGCCCCGATTTCGTAGTGACTGTCATGGCTTGGGCGATCGACGACGAGCCCGTGCAGAGCGTGGCTTGCCCCTCCGGGCTGCCGCAAGAAATAATTTCGCACCTCGCCGCCGGTCACCGATTCAGGGCATGGAACGCCAGCTTCGAGTGGTCGATTCTCTTTCACCACTACGGCCTGACCATCCCTTGGAACCAAGTCTCCTGCACCATGCAGAAGGCGCTCTACGCCGGCCTCCCGGCATCGCTTGCGGCAGCCGGCAAGGCCCTCGGTCTGCCCGCCTCCCTACAGAAGGATGCTGCCGGCCAGCGGCTGATGATGCAGATGGCGCGACCGCGCCTCAAGGGCGGCAAGTGGCATATCGACGACCCGGCCAAGCTCGCCAAGCTCGAGGCGTATTGCGTGCAGGACGTGGTCGCCGAACGAAGCATTGCCCGGATGATCAAGCCGCTGCCGGAAAGCGAGCGGCGGGTATCCGCCCTCGATCACGAAACCAATCTCCGTGGGATAAGCCTCGACACGTCGCTGATCCACGAGCTAACCCGCGTCGCCAGCGAAGCAACTACCGATCTCAATGCCGCCTGCGCGCGGCTGACCAACGGTGCCGTCACCTCGCCGTCGTCGCAGACCGCCAAGCTCGGTGCCTGGCTGGCCAGCCGCGGCGTCGCGACAGACGGACTCGACAAGGGCGAGGTGGCGAAGCTTCTGGCCAGCCCGCAACTCCCCGCCCTCGGCGACGTCAGGCAGGTCCTCGAGATCCGCCAGGAAGCGGCGAAAAGCTCGACCAGGAAGCTTGTTGCCATGAAACGCACGGCAGGCCCCGACGATCGCGTCCGCGGGCAGATCCTGTACTATGGCGCGGCGCGCACCGGACGCTTCTCCGGGCGCCTCATCCAGCCGCAGAACATGCCTCGACCGACCTTGCCCCCGACGGTGCTGAAGTCGGCTATCCAGGCCATCCGCAAAGGCCTGGCGAGCGAGTACATCGACGCGGTCTACGGCTCGCCGCTCGACGTGGTCGCCGCCTCCTTACGGAGCTGCCTCGTCCCCGGCCCGGGACGAACCTTCGTCACCTACGACTTCCGGCAGATCGAGGCACGGGTGCTGGCCTGGCTCGCCGGGCAGCGAGAGGTCCTCGGCGCCTTCGAACGTGGCGACGACATCTACGTCCTGATGCAGAAGGCCATCGGGCTGCCGACGCGCCAGGCGGCCAAGGTCGTGGTGCTGGCGGCGGGCTTCGGCATGGGCCCTACCAAATTCCGCGAGACGGCTGCCGCTAACAACCTTGAATTAACCGAACTGCAAGCCAAGCAGATGATCGACGGATGGCGCGAGGCCAACCCCGAGATCGTCTCGTTCTGGTACGCCTGCGAGAGGGCCGCGCGGCAGTCCCTGTTCTGGCCAGGCAACCCGGTGGCTGTCGATTGCACGAACGGCAAGGTGTCGTTCACCAGCAGTCTCGATGCGCAAGGCAAGGTCAGGCTCGCCATGAAGCTGCCGTCAGCCAGAGAACTGTTCTACAGGCACAGCCGCGTCGAGCCGTCCGACCACAAGGGCGGCAGGCTCACCTATGACGGCGTCGACCAGAAGACCCATCAGTGGGCGGCCATCCCGACATGGGGCGGCAAGCTCGTCGAGAACGCCGTCCAGGCCATCGCCAGGGATTGCCTGGTCGACGCAGCGCTCCGCATCGACACGGCGAAGCTCGGCGACCTCGTCCTCTCCATCCACGACGAGCTGATCTGGGAAGTCCCGCTCGAGACGGCGGGCACCCGATCCGAGTCGATCCGCCACGAGGTCGAGAAGTCCCCCACCTGGGGTCCGGACCTACCCATAGCGTCCGAGGGCGGCATCAAGACTAGCTATGGCGTCTAGGCGTAAAGCCTGATTCGCGCCTAGACTTGACATGAAAGCGCCGGGGACCATGGGGACCCCCGGCGCAGTCAGAGCTTTCCCTATCAAGGACCCCCACGCAGACCAAAGCAAGGCCCACAAAGGAGGAGACGTTTCGTACCATGCCGCTCGACAAATCGCCAACCCCCCTTCCCCCGTTCGAAGAACCCTTCTTCGTTCCGAAGTTCATCCTCGATCTCCCCCAGTGGATCTGCTGGCGGGCCAGTTGGGACCGGGTGAAGCTGAAGTGGGACAAGAAACCGATCTGCGTCGCCACCGGCGACGGCCGCGGCTTCACCAGGCTCGAGATGGGCGCCTCCTACGAGGAAGCCGTCGCGGCGACGACCCGGCTCAACCTCGCCGGCGTCGGCTTCGTCTTCCATCAGCATAACCGTCTCGTCGGCATCGACCTCGACCGCTGCCGCAACCCGGTCACCGGGGAGATCGAGGCGTGGGCACGCGAAGTGCTCGAGCTGGCCGAGACCTACGCCGAGGTCTCCCCGTCGGGCACCGGGGTGCATCTCTTCGCGAGGGGCGACCTCGCGGGAACGTCGGCGATCAAGAACGGTCCGGCCAAGGTCGAGATGTACGCCTCGGGGCGCTACTTCACGATCACCGGGACGCATGTGCCGGGGACGCCTTTCGAGGTGCGGGAGGCACCAAGGACGCTGGAGGCGTTGCGGGCGCGCTTGGCTGCGATGCCGGCAGCATCTGCGGCAAAGCCGGTCTCAAGCCACCCAGCCCCGCCGGAAGGCTCGCCGGAGGCCTTCAAGCAGTGGTCCTACAAGCAGAGCTTCTTCGGGCGGGTCAACGACCTGGCGCTGAAGCCGGAGAAGTTGGCGAAATGGGTGTCGGAGCTGTTCCCGCCAGCCAGCCTCGAGCCAGGCACCGGGGCGTGGCGGGTGAAGTCGGCGGACCTGTCGAGGCCGCTGGAGGAGGACATCTCGATCCACCCGGGCGGGATCAGGGATTTCGGAGTCGGGGACATGGGCGACCTCGATACCGAGGGGGTCGACCGGGAGGGTAAGCGAACCGCGATCGACCTCGTCATGGAGTGGCTGCCGGAGGAATGGCGGCCGCGGGAGGAAGGCTCGGAGATCGGGCCAGCCGAGGCAGCGCTGTGGCTCTGCGAGCAGATGGGCGTGGAGGCGCTGGATCTGGGATGGCGAGGCCCTTTGGGGGATGGGGAGGAGGGGGGAGACGAGGGGGCTATGGACGATGAGCGGGAGGACGGGATCGACGTACATGCCGTGCTCGGGGACCCGAGCTTCGAACACGACAGGCAGGAGATCATCATCGAGGGCTTCGAGCGCGGAGAGGTGACCCTGGTGGGCGGGCCATCGGGGGCGATGAAGTCCTTGTTCATGGAGCAGTTCGCAATGGCGTTGTCGGCGGGAGTAGCTGGCCCGACGGGGCTAGCTACGATCGATTACTGCGGGCCGGTGGTCTACTTCGCCAACGAAGACGCGCCGAAGCAAGTGCTGAAAAGGTTCGATGCGATCGAGAAGCGGCACGGCCTGAAAGGACCATACCCTCACAAACTGTGGATCAGGACAGGGCGGCTTCTGGTGCGCAACAAGAGCGGAGCGATCGTCGCCAACAGACAAGAGGTCGCGGCATTGGAGGATCTGGCCAGGGGAGGGGGGCTGGCCCTGATCGTGGTCGACACGCTGGCCGCGGCCTTGGTGTCGGAGGAGACGAATTTAGAATTCCAGCAGACCATGAACCTGCTGAAGGCGCTGGCGGCGAAGACGGGGGCAGCAGTGGCTGTGGTGCATCATTTCAGGAAAGGGGCGCCGGGCGCGAAAGGGGTCGAAGCAGAGGCGACGCTCGAGTCGCTGAGAGGCGGCTCGACGCTGACGGCATCGGCAAGGAACGTCTTGTTCGTGGAGAAGCCGAGCAAGGTGGAGAGCGAGAAGTACGGGCTGGGCGACGAAGCCAAGCGGCACATGAAGCTGACCCAGGTGAAGAGCAGCTACGGTGCGTTGGGCGAGGTCAGGTGGTTCAGGCTCGAGACTGCATTGATCGCGGTGGTCGATCGGAGGACGGGGGAGAAGGGGATGGAAGCGGCACCGGCGCTGGTGCCGATCCTGGTCAGCGGCCAGGCGATGCAGAGGGCAGCATTACGAGAGGCGTTGGCGAGGTTGGCAGCATGCGCCGTGGAAATCCGGCAGACGGAAAGGGCCGTGCAGAGCACACCGGGACGTGGCTGGCGCTACGCCCACGAGATCTTGGAAACGAGCATAAAAAACACGGATAGATTTATCAAAGAATTAGCGCAACACGGCTGCGTTGACACCACAGTGCAAAAACCTAAGCGAGGAAGACCGTATTGCACCGTAGTGGTTCTGAGGTCAGAGCTACCAGAAACCGCGGAAAATGACGAAGATGAGGATTTAAATTGAGGTGCACCACAGTGATGTGGTGCACTGTGGTGCAGAAAGCGGTTGTGGGTGTAACGGTAGGTAAAAAAATGAGTAACAAAATCAATAACTTACAAGACGCACCACAGTGCACCACATAGACGAAAATCGACGCACCACAGGGACCCCGTAGAACGGGTACGGGGTCCCCCCCTGTAGTCGCGTCACAAGTTTTGACAAAAACAACTGGAGATTACACCCATGCCTGGCCAGACAAAATTGATCACGAACGGGAAGCAGGTCTACGAGGTTACGGACGAGACGCTGGAGCACGAGACCAGGGATGGCCGGACAACGATCCTGCGGCGCGTGGTGTCGCACTGCGCCTGGTGCGGAGAGCTGTTCGACTTCTGGGCTGTGGAGGAGACGCTCGAGCATCACTGGATCAATCGTCGCTGCCGCGCTCATAAAAAACCGGGGATCGAGGTGCGTCACCATCGTCTTGGCTCGCCGGAGGACCAGGAGGTCTGGTTCGGCCTCGGAAGGTGAGTTTCAAAACCGTTTGGCTTCGAAACCATTCCAACTCCGGCTCCCGTATTAGCGGGTTTTGATCTGTCCCTGCCGGGTTTGCCCAAGGCGAAATCCAAAATCGTTTGGGTCCAAAACCATGCCAACTTCGATTGATATATTAGGGGATTTTTGACCCCACGGGGGCGCAGCCGCGCAGCCGCGCAGCCGCGCGCTTTTCCTTAGCGTTTCCGCCGTTGCGCTTGGTTCGAGCTGTCCGGCCGGCCGGCAGGCCTTGCCCGAAATAATTTAGCGAGGGGGGCTTGACGTGACTTGAATTTGAGTCCATTTAGGGCGGGTCGCATCTAGCGAACCCTAATCGAGGACTTGAAAATGAGACACTATCTAGATCGTTATCACGCTTTCGCCCGAAGCGTCATCAATGCCGATTATCGCCGAGTCGGCGGTATTCGCTTCGTTAAAATCGGCAGATTGACGTTTTCGTTCTGCATTTCACGGTCTTACCGTCCGATCGGAGTGTAACGCTGTGTATACTGATCGTAACTTTAAAACCAAAGCCGCGCTAAAACATGCGGTAGCGTCAGCTAACGTTCTAGCGGGCCCGCCGGTTACCTATCATCAGCCTGGACCATTTGGTGGGAATGAACCGCAAAACGGCACGATTACGCTTGAAGGGCCACACTATCCTGCACCGCATCGCTGGTATTGTCGCGCGGTCGTGAAAGACGGCTGCATTGTGAAGGTGTTGTGATGGCGCGTTTACGCTTGTGTCCCTTTTGCGCTGAATTGTTGGTTCCCGAGTCCGAGGATTATCAGCAATGGCAATGCGCTTGTTGTGGATCGTGGGTGAACAAGGTTCCCGACATGGGTTCGAAGGAACGTCTCGCCATGGTCGCGCTTGCGCATTTGCTTGATGCGCGGGCTTTGTTGGTAGCGGCGGGTAGTCGGCAAACGTTAAAGCGAATTGACATGGCTATTTCGTCAGCGCGTGGCGCTATTCGCGCGGCGGGTTATCGGGATAGTCGCGTTGTAAAAAAGGTGTTGTGATGCAAAATCGAATCTTTTCCGTTGACTCAGCTAAGGCTGTCAAAGCGCAAAGCTTTGGATACCTTAACGGGATTCACTACATGGCGCCGCACCGCACGGCTGGTGCCGGTAATTTGTGTCCTCATGCTTCGGCCGGCTGCATTGCGCTTTGTCTCGGACTCTATTCGGGACAGGCTGCTATGGTGAAAGACGACTCGGACTTGGAGGGGAATAGCGTCCGTAAGTCGCGCGCTGATAAAGCGCGTCGGTTCATGCGGGAACGCCAGGCCTATTTGAGAGACGTTGTTCGTTCTATTGAGTTGCTCGTGCATAGAGCGAACCAAATGGATCTAAAGCTTTGCGTCCGTATGAACGGTTCTACCGATATAGCGTGGGAGTCGGTGCGCTATAACGGCCTTAGCGTTTACGACACTTTTCCTGATGTGGATTTTGTCGACTACACGAAAAATCCGCGGCGGTTCGACAAAGCGTTGCCAGCAAATCTTCACCTGACGTTTTCACGCTCCGAGACGAACGAGTTGGAATGCGTCGCGCTCTTGAACCGCGGCGTCAACGTTGCGGTCGTTTTCGAGTCCGTTCCTAAGCGCTGGCATGGTTTCAGGGTGATAGATGGCGATAAGCACGATCTACGCCAGCTGGATCCGCGCGGACGCCAGGGAACGGTTATCGGTCTACTGCCGAAAGGCCTTAAGGCAAAGCGCGACACCAGCGGTTTCGTAGTGCGCAACAAGGGGAAAATAGCATGAAAGCTTTCTATGTGCTCGCATCCTGGTACGTCATATGCTTTGGCGCGCTAGCGTGTGGCGATATCCTTTACACTCTCTCCCATTGAAAGGGGAAACACTATGTCTGATGAAGGTATCGATTGGGAAGCCGGCTACTGGGAACTTGTCTTACTGGCGCGGCAAGTTGTCGCTTGTTGGGAACAAGGCGATTTGGCGGAGGCTGTCCGCGATTTGGCGGATGCTTTGCCCGACACTACGGAGAAGGACGAATAGCTATGAGCTGGAAACCGGAAGTTCAGGTAAAAGGCGAAGGTGAGCGCTGGTACGATAACGCTTTGCGCTTTGCTACTGAGGATGAAGCCGCGGCATGTGCGGCGGATAAGTATCGTTATTGGACTCTTACTACCGCGCACCGCGCGGTGGAGTCGACCGATCCAGTCAACTACGCTTGGATCGACGGAAAGGCGGTGCGCATCCCTGAAAAGGTAGAATGATACCATGGGCGGTATCATTCTTGCTTTGCTATTCCTGATCATATGGGCGACGGAAAGCTAACAGGGCGCCCGTAGGCGCGAGAAACCAAAAAGCCGGTAGGGTGATACCCCCTACCGGCTTTTTCGTGTCTACGGGCGCCCTATGCTTCGGCAAATGCCGTTTGCATCGGTAGGCTCGAGTCGGTTATTCGTGGGGAATGCGAGCACGGCCGAAATGGCGAGCACCGTTCCGACCATATCCGAAAGGCGCTGGTCCAGGGATGCACGCTGCGACATGGGCAAAGCGAACCGGCTTTGGTGATTTCTCGCCCGGCAGCGGACGGCGGCAATGTCGCGCCATCGCGAAATGCACGGGCGAACGGTGCAAGCGCGACGCGGTGCAAAGCGTTTCGTGTTGTCCTTCGCACCGCGGCCTTGCTGTAGCGGTGCGGAAAGCACGCCAGCGAAATCCGAATATTCGACTCGTCAATGCCACGGCGGCAAGGCAGGCACTTGCCACTATCGCCTTTGCAGCTCGTGGGACGGTGGAGTCGGTTCCGGGGGAAGGACTCTTGGCATTTGGACGCCGATTAGCGTGTCAGAAATTGATCTGAAAAGCGTTGCAATTGCTACATTACGAAGTGTTGCAAGCGATATTTCGGCGCCCGCCGCAGCACGGGCAGCGGCGGCTAGAACGCTTCTCGAGTTGCTAGGTGAAATCGGACGCTTACAAGTTGAAAAGCGTGCAGGAAGTGAGAGTCCACTAGGGGAAATGAGTGCTGCCGAGCTCGAGCACGAGATAGCGCGACTCGCTCGCCTGGCGTCACCCCGCGGCAAGGCCGTTTACCGACTCCTGTAGCCTGGTGGTGACCAGGTGGTGACCAGGTGGTGACCAGGACTCGAGCGCATCCTAATCCTCTAACGTTATCAGCGACTTAGGCTAGCGACCACTACCTTACTAAGGCAGTAGTCGACTCTAGGGTGTGCTGCGACCCATAGAGGAATGGCGGAATTCAGCCCTTGTATCTTGTATGGTAGTATCTTGTATGGCAGTACTCGCGCGGGGCGGGCAAGGCCGCGGCCCGCCACCTGGGGTCGGCCCCCTGGCCCCCTCGGCCGGCGCGCGCGGAGGCGTTGGTACCACGACAGCCAAAAATTCGATTTTTATTAACTTCGGGTTTTGCGCTTTCGCCTGGGAATGCTAGCTTTCGCGGATGGCCCCGATGAAAACGATCGCTTGCTCGAGCTGCGGTAGGCAGTTCACGCCCTGGCGTGGGAAGACCTATTGTTCGGAACGTTGCCGCAAGCGTGCGGAGAACATGCGCTTGAGGGGGGTTGATCCTGCTTCCGGCACTTCCCTGCCTAACGGGCAAAATTTGGGAAGTCATTCTCAACGAAATCAACGACTTAGTTGGTTGCTTGAGGGGGGAGAGAGCTTCGAGTGGGTGGCGTGCAACGAGATCACGCAGAAGCTGACCCGTCCCGGCCTGTCGCGTGATGCTGCCGGCTGGGCGATGCGGGTCGGGCGCGACTGGTACGGCCGGATCGGCAAGGATTTCAGCTTCGGTCCCACGTCCCTGGCCCGCGCCCGGCAAGCGGTCGAGGCTCGGCTGATGGCGCAGGACTTCGAGAAGCAGGACGGCGAGCGGTCCTGGCGCGGCGACGCCTGGGACGTCGTGATGCGCGGAAGTCCGCTATCGGAGTCGGCGCAAGAGGCGTAAGAAGGTCTCCCATCCACTCCTCGAGCGGGGGCACCACTGGATGGGCGTCGAGCAGATCATTTCTTTTGCGAACTGGGCCAACGATCATCCCAGCGATCGTCTTCCCGCCGATCGCCTCGACTCTCAATTCGCCAACCACGCCAACGCCATCCAGGTCCTTGAAACCCGTATCGAAAAGCTCCTTCGCTCGGACGGCAAGCTCAACCATGATCTGCTCACTCTCGACTCCTTCCCGCGGGATCTTCACGAAGATTTGATCAGGGGCATTCTCGAGGAGGCCCGCAAGGAGCGTGCGGCTGCCGAGCAGGTCCTGGCGGAGGTCGAGCAGCGCAAGCGGGAGATCGAGGAGAGGTTGGTAGAGGCCCGGACCTTCGCTGCCCAGTCCGCGAGAGAGTTCTCGCACTCCCTGTCCTTGGTCGGCCAGGTGGTCAGCCTCCACTCGGATCTCCACTCCCGCGTCGAGCCGCTCGCGGCTGCCGCCGAGCGCACCCTCGCCACCGCGGGGCTGGCCTCGAACGTCGTGACCCTCACTGCCGAGGCCTCCGAGAACTGGGCGGATGTTTCGATGCATTGGGCCGAGCACATGCCGGATACCATCCCCGGAAATATTCTCGCCACCAATGCCGTTACTGGAGATCATTGGTCTTCCCGCTGGTGGGCAAATCAAGCCGCGACTGCGGTAGGCGGGATGCTTTATCGCTATTACTACGGCCCGTCCTCGCAGCCGCCCGAGAGCCAGCCGAATGGCGAGCCGCTCCAGCCGGGCAGCATCTATTTCGACGTCGAGGACAACATCATGTATGTTTGGAACGGCAGCTCGTGGCAGCCGTTCTCGACTCCGATGCCGGCGGCGACCAACAGCCTTTTCTATTCGGCCAGCGCCAATCAGACTTCGTTCCCGCTCACGGTGAACGACCTCTTCGGTGTCAACGTCACGCTCAATGCGGCGAAGCAGCAAGGCGTGATCGCGCATGTCAACGGCGTCCGGCTGACGCCCTCTGCCGGGGTGTTCGTCACCGGGGATTACACGGTGGATAGAGCGACCTCGACGGTGACGATCGCCACGCCTCTTCCGGCCGGGGCGATGGTGGCGATCGACGTCCTCAAGGACCCGAGCGACCTTGCCCCGGCTGGCCTGATCACCGTGCAGAAGCTGAAGAAGTTCGTCTTCGACGGCGTCACCACCGTCTTCCCGATGCTCGACGCGCTTACCTTCAGCCCCGTCGTCCCTGCCGGCGACGCCTCGCAGCTCAAGGTGAATTTGGATGGCGTCGATCAGGAGCCGGGCAGCGATTTCGTCTTGGCGGCGGCGGGTGCTTCGGTGCAATTCATCACGGCACCGGCGGCGGACGCGAAGAACTTCGCGATTTATTTCCATGGATGAGACGGGCGTCTCAGGATGACAACACGATCTCTCGACACCGCCCTCCTGCTGCCGACGGACACGCCCGCTGCCGGCGAGGCGGTGAGTTGGAACGCGGCGTTCAGGACGCTGTGGGCACCGTTCGTCGGGTCTGTCTCGCCGATCTTCACCGGCGACCCGCAAGCCCCGACCCCGGCGGCGGCCGACAACGATACGTCGATCGCGACAACGGCTTTCGTCAAGACCGCGATCGCGCCTTATGCTCTCGTCGCTTCCCCCACCTTCACCGGCGATCCAAAAGCTCCGACTCCGGCCCCCGGCGATAACGACACCTCGATCGCGACGACGGCTTTCGTCGTGACGGCGATCTCCGGGTCGGTGGCCGGCGTGTCGAGCTGGAACACCCGCACGGGCGCGGTGGTGCTGACCGGGGCCGACGTCGACGCCGCCGGCGCGGTGATGGCTGCCGGCGACAGCATGACCGGGGTGCTGGGCTTGATCGGCGGTTCGGCGGCAACGCCGTCGGTGCATTTCGGGACCGCCGGCACGGGATTGCACGGCAGCGCGACGGCGGTTGCCATCGATGTCGCCGGCGTCAACAAATTCTTTGTCAGCGCCACCCAGTTTGCGCCGGCGGTTCCGGTCGCGGCAGCGGACGGCGCAGTTGGCGGGCCGGCGTTCAGTTTCTCCGGCGAGTCGACCTCGGGTTTCTACCGCGCCGGGGCCGGAGACGTGCGTCTCGCGATGGGCGGTGCCGACTGCGTGAAATTCTTGACGACGGGCAAGACCGCGACGTTCTCGGGGGCGGTGATTTTGGCTGCCGATCCGGCGGCGGCGATGAACCCGGTGACGCTGCAATATTTGCAGGCGTACACAATCGATGTCGGCACTTATTAGCCGGCTAACCACAGCCCGGCGGTAGATACCGCCTAAAGGGAGGGTAGATACCTAAAGTGGTAAATCGCGTTCAGACACTTCGTTCGTCGACCGCCGGCTCCCGCCCCACCGGGCGCAGCCCCGGCGAGCTTTATGTCAATTTCCCCGACAACGCCCTCGGCGTCGCCAACGCCGCCGGCACGTCGTTCGATCTCCTTGCCGTTCGTTTCCATTCGACCTTGGCCAGCTACGCCATCGGCGACTATGTCGTCAGCGGCGGCGTCCTTTATCGCGCCACGGCGTCCTCGGTGCCGGGGGCGTTCACGCCGGCCAACTGGTCGAAAGTGATGGCGCAGGCTGATCTTACGGCGGCGTATCTGCCGCTGACCGGCGGCAGCTTGACCGGCAATCTTTCGATCGCCCCGGCGGCAGGCGGCGCGGCCGTCAACGTCAATCCAACCGCTGCCTCCCAGCAGGCGTTGGTCAACTTCTATGGGTCGGGCGCGGCGAAGTGGCAGGTAGGCAAGCAGACCGACGACAGCTTCCTGATCTACGATACCGTCGCGCCGTCGGGTGTCATCACCATCGCGTCCAACGGCACGACGGTAAACTTTTCTCGGCAAATTCTCCTTCCCGCCAATCCGTCGGCGGCGTTGGGGGCCGCCACCAAGCAGTATGTCGACACCGCCGACGCCCTCAAGGCCAACCTCGCTTCCCCTGTCTTCACTGGCGACCCGACGGCCCCGACGCCCGCGACCGCCGACAACGACACCTCGATCGCGACGACGGCCTATGTTAAGGCGCAAGGCTATGCGACGCTGGCGTCGCCGGTTTTCACCGGCAACCCGACGGCTCCGACGCCGACGGCGGGCGACAACGACACCTCGATCGCCACCACGGCTTTCGTTACGACCGCCCTGGCGGCGGCCGTCGTAGTCAAGACCCGGACGTTCAGCTCGCTGACGCCGTCGGCGTATACGCCGACGGCGGGCACCGCCTATGTGACGTTCGAGTGTGTCGGCGGCGGCGGTGGCGGCGGCGGCACGGGCACTGCCAATGCCAGTACTAAACAAGCTGCCGGCGGTGGTGCCGGCGGATCGTACTCGAAGACCACCGTGGCCGTGGCCACGGCCACCGGCTTGACCATGACGGTCGGCGCCGCTGGGGCCGCCGCCAATCCCGGCCCCAACGCCGGCGGTGCTGGCGGCACGACTTCCGTCGGAACGATATGCACGGCACCGGGCGGCGGTGGTGGCGGCAGCGCCGCGATCGGTGTTGCCGGACAACCCGGTGCATCCGGGGGGACAGGCACGGGCGATGTTATCATAGCTGGTGGAGCAGGAGGCTACGGCCTGTATGCACCAACTATAACGTATAGTTTTACCGGCGGTGCCGGCGGCAATGCTGGTGGAGGCTTTGGTATGGGTTATCAAGGTTTCATGGGCGGCACAGGAGTAGGTGGAGCGGGAACAGCTTGGGGTGGCGGCGGCGGGGGCGGCATTTCATCGAATGCCACCAGCAATGCCGGTGGCGGGGCCGGCGCGCAGGGGGTCATCGTCATCACCGAGTACATCCATTGAGCCAGTATCGGGGATCGGTGGCGATCATCCTCGCCGTCGTCCTCGGCGTCGTCCTGATCACGATTACCGTTGCGATCGCTTTGGGTGTAGAAGTCCGCGACATGACAAGGGACGCGGCCATCGCTGCCGTCGCCGGATTGGCCGGCGCGCTTGTGACCTATCTCGCGAGAAGCTGAAGGAGCCGAAGTCATGGCCTCGGAAATCTGGACGCCGACGGAGTTCCAGAAACGTCTTATCGCGAACGGCTTCCCTCTTCCTCAGTATGGGGCCGATGGTTATTGGGGGGCCGAGAGCGAGGCAGCGACAAGCTCGTGGTTCAAGACCGGCTGGGATCTGAATGGCGAGCCGCCGCCGGACACGTTGCCGGGCGGCGGCGCGCAGGCCGTGCCGGACGAGTGGCTGCCGGAATGCCAGATGAGCAAGCTGATCGTCCACTGGACGGCAGGCTCCTACGCAATCTCGGCTACCGATCGCGAGCACTATCACATCGTCGTCGACGGCGACGGCGTCCTCCATCGCGGCGACAAGTCGATCAAGGCGAACGTCTCGACGTCGGACAACGACGGCTATGCCGCCCACACCAAGAATTGTAATTCAGGCTCGATCGGGATTTCCGCCTGCTGCATGGCCGGCGCGCAGGAAAGCCCGTTCCAAGGGGGAGGCTACCCTCTCAAGCCGATCCAGTGGGTGATGCTGTCGATCGTCGCCGCCGACTGCTGCCGGGTGTACGGCATCGACGTCGGGCCGCAGACTGTCTTGCAGCATGGCGAGGTCGAGGACAATCTCGGCATCGCGCAAGACGGCAAGTGGGACATCTGCAAGCTCCCGTGGAAGCCGGAGATGGGGGCCGAAGCTGTCGGCAACGAGTTTAGGAAGCTCGTCTCGTTGAGACTTGGGCAATGAGCATCTCCCTCATCCTGCTCATCCTGCTCGTCCTGCTCCTCGTCGGGGCGCTGCCGAACTGGCCTTACAGCCAAAGCTGGGGGCCGTACCCGGCTGGGATCATCGGCGTGATCTTCGTCGTCCTGCTGATCCTTGTCTTGACCGGGAGGCTGGGCTGATGTCCGCCGACTTCATCGTCCACGTTTTCGCTCTCGTCTTCCTGATCCTCAGCTTCGTTTGGTCTTTGATCACTCGTGAAATCTCAGCGACCCTCTTCGCCGTCTGGGCCATCGCACTTATTGTCGTCCTCGCGGGCTTCCCGTGGGGGCGCTGATGGAGAAGTGGAAAACCATCGTCCTCGACTGCCGCGACGAGGAAGACAATCTTGAACGCCTGTTGACCTACATCAAGGAGACGGCTGCGATCGGCCACAGCTTCGTGGTCGAGGTCGACCCGGAGGATAGGGAGTTCCGACGGCGTTTCAGCATCGACGGCGACGGTGCCGACAAGATCGCAACCATCGACGTGACCAAGAGAGAAGGAAGACGGAAATGAAAGCGCCTGAACCGAAAACCCCCGAGCCTGCTCCGGCCCCCGAGCCGAAAACCGCTGAGATGAAAACACCCGAAGGGTTGGAGACGACGATCCCCGGCTACGAGCAGCCGCCTGCTGGCGGGTCCGTGGGGCCGCCGCCTTCCCAGTCGCCTTTCGAGCCGGCCGCTGAGACAGCTTCGGCCTCGAAGGCTCCGGCCCCGGCCCCGAAGGCCAAGGAGGACGACGATGACGATGACGATGACGATGAGAAGTCGCCGTCGAAGAAGAAGAAAGGGTGGTAGCTATGGCCCTGACATCATCCGAAGTGACGTTCATGCAGACCCATCAGAAGATCGTCACGCGGGCGATGAAGCCCTATCTGGCGGTCGCCGACGAGAGCTATGAGGCCGGCTACCCGGCCAACGTCACGCCGCCGGTCGCCAGCGGCACCGGCACCGTCGGCTCGACGCTGGCGGTGACCGTTGGCACCTGGATACAGTCTCCGACGTATACTTTTCAGTGGCAGCGCGACGGGGTGAACATCGCCGGCGCGACGTCGCAGACGTATCTCCTCGTGGCTGGCGACAGCGGCAAGACCGTCTCGTGCATGGTCACCGCGACCGTCGCGGGGAAGGCGACCACGGTTTCGTCGAACGGGATCGCCGTTGCCTGATGGCGCAGCTCTCTGCCGACGAAATCCGCTACTTCCAGGCCCTGAAAAGGCGCAAGGCGAGCATCACCGCGCAAAATTCGCTGCTCGCCTTCGCCAAGGCGATGCATCCCGACCCGGATCACCCCGATGACGTCGATTTTTCGCTCTATCAGCCGGCTCTGCATCACGAAGTGATCGCTGCCGCCCTCGAGGAAGTCGAGGCTGGTCGGTTGCGACGGCTGATCATCAACGTACCGCCGCGTCATGGAAAGAGCGAACTCGCTTCCCGGCTCTTCCCGCCGTGGTTTCTGGGAAAGCACCCCCGTGACTCGATTATTTCGGCCTCGTACAACGAGAAATTCAGTTGGGATTTTGGACGTGAAGTCAAAAGCACCCTCGAAGATCCGGTTTTCCGACAGATCTTCCCGGATCTCAGCATCGCCACTGCCTCGGTCGACCGCATCGAGGTCGAAACGGGCGGAAAGGTGTTCTTTACTGGCCGTGGCGGTTCTATCACCGGACGTGGAGCTATTGGGCTTATCCTCGACGACCCAATCAAGGACCGTACTGAGGCTGATAGCCCAACTGTCCGCGAAAAAGTCTGGAAATGGTACACGCAGGTCATGCGGTCGCGTCTTGTGACCTCGAAGGGCTGGATACTGCTTATTTCCACCCGCTGGCACGAGGACGACCTCGTCGGCCGGCTCACCGACAAGACAAATCCGTCCTACATTCTCACCGAAGCCAAGAAATGGTCGATCATCGACCTCCCGGCGCTCGCCCGCGACAACGACGTCCTCGGCCGTAAGCCCGGCGAGGCCCTGTGGCCGGAACGCTTCCCGGTCGAGTATCTCGAAGACATGCGGGAAGGCGATCCGCGCGGCTTTCAGGCCCTCTACCAGGGCAGCCCGACGCCCGACGCCGGGAATTTCTTCCCCGGCGACTGCGTCATGACCTACACCAAGGCCGAGCTGCCGCCGAAGGAGGAACTGCGCTTTTATGCTGCTTCCGATCACGCCGTGAGCATCGCCCAGGACCGCGACAAGACGTGCCTGATGGTCATCGGCTACGATAAGGACTCGAACATATGGGTGATGCCCGATCTCATCTGGGGAAGGTTCACGACGGACTACACTGTCGAACGTATGATCGACCTCATGGCAAAGTACAAGCCGCAGTACTGGTGGGCGGAAAAAGGACATATATCAAAATCTATCGGTCCGTTTTTGCGCAAGCGCATGCTCGAAAGATCGACTTTTTGCAGCGTGATCGAAGTTACGCCTACGCACGACAAAAAGACCCGCGCACAGTCTATATCGAGCCGGATGGCTATGAGGATGGTGCATTTTCCTTCGTTTGCACCCTGGTGGGCTGAAGCCCGCGACGAGCTGCTCAAGTTCCCCTACGGCACCCACGACGATTTCTGTGATACGCTTGCCTGGGTCGGCATGGGCCTCGGTATTCACGTCCCCAACAAGCGCCCCAAGCCCGAGGCTGTCGGCCCGCAACAGGGCACGCTCGGTTGGGTCAAGAAAGAGTCGGAGCGTTCCCGCCGGCGTCCCGGCCTGCCCGGAGGATGGTAAACGATGTCGATGGGCGGCCCCGTGGATCCCTTCGCAGCCGGCGACCCCGCTGCCGACCCGGCGATGGCGATGCCGGAAGCGCCTCCTGCGAAGCCCGAGAAGATTGTTTCACGTGAAGCACCGGAGACCGATGAGGCGCGCAAGCAGCTCGTCACCCGGTGGGTCGACGACATCAAGTCGGCGCGCAAGCACTGGGAGCCGGCTTTCCGGCGGATGATCCGCGACCAGAAATTCTGCGCCGGTCATCAATGGGACGAGGAGACCAAGGCCGCGGCGTTCAACGACGAGTTCGACGATCGCTACGTCGCCAACGTCACTCTCAGGCACGTCAAGCAGCGTGTCGCGGCCTTGTACGCGAAGAACCCGAAAGCCGTCGCTAGGCCGCGGCCGAAGCTCTACTCGACCGTCTGGGACGGCACGGCGAAGTCGTTCACCGAAGCGCAGCAGATCCTGGCAAAAGCGGCGCAAGCGCAGCAGATGATGCAGAAGCTGGTGATGGGCGCCGGCTTGGGAATGGCAGCCTCCCAGATGGGGCTTTCGCAGGCCCTGCCTGGGAACGGTGGACCCGGCTCCAGCCTGCCGGGAGGACCGCCGGGGACGAATGGCGGCCCGGAAGTCCCTTCCCCGGATGCAGCCGGGCCGTCTCCCCCACCCGACGCAGGAGTTCCAAGTAACGGCGCAGGCCCTCCGGCTCCAGGAGGCCCCTCGGGGCCGGGCGGGCCGGGAGGCAACGGCCTCATGTCGATGCTGGAAGGCGCTGCCGGCCGTGCCGGGATCACCCTGCCGCAGCCGCCCGCCCCCGACGAGATCGAGCAAGCGCAGGCGATCATGGACGACGCCAAGCAAGTGAAAGCGCAGGTCGACCAGGCCAACAAGATCGCCCGCACGCTCGAGATCCTCTACCAGTACGAAGTCAGCCAGCAGCAGCAGTCTTTCAAGTCACGCATGAAGATGACCGTGCGCCGGGCCACCACGTCCGGCGTCGGTTGGGTCAAGGTCGGGTTCCAACGGGTCATGGGCCGCTCTCCCGACCTCGACTCGCAGCTCGCCGATGCCGAGGCGCAGCTCACCCTGATCGAGCGGGTCTCCGCCGACATCGCCGACAACGACACCCAGCCCGACTCGCCTGAGGCGGAGCAGATGCGTCTGGTCGTCGCGGATCTCTCGGCACAGACCGACATCGTGGTCAAAGAGGGCCTGATGTTCTCCTGGCCGAAGTCGACTGCGATCATCCCCGACAAGAACTGCACCGCTCTCAGAGGTTTTCTCGGCTGCAATTGGGCCGCCGAGGAGTATTGCCTGACCGCCGACGAGATCCAGGAGACCTATGGCGTCGACGTCGGCAGTTCCGCCATCGCTTACCGGGCGATCGACGGCGCCACCGATTTCGGCCAGGTGCAGGAACTCACCGGGAACCCGTTCCAGGACAAGGACAATCCCTCGAAAATGCTGGTCTGGGAGGCGTACAACAAGCAGGACGGCTTGGTTTACGTCGTATGCGACGGCTATGCCGACTTCCTTCGCGAGCCTGCCGCTCCCGAGTTCTACACCGACGCCTTCTGGCCCTGGTATGTCATCGCATTCAACGAGACCGAAGGCCGGATCTTCCCGCCGTCCGACGTGACGCTGATCCGCTCGATGCAGCTCGAATTGAACCGTGCCCGGCAAGGTCTCCGCGAGCATCGTTTCGCCAACCGCCCGAAGACGGCTTATGCCGAGGGCGTCCTTTCCGAGGAAGATCTCGAGACCCTTCGCAATCCTCCGTTCAATGCTCTCGTCGCCGTCACCGGCCTCCAGCCGGGGCAGGATATCAATCAAGTCTTGCAGGGCATCAAAGGTGTTCCCGTTGACCCGAATATCTATACCACGCAAGAGACCTTCCAAGACCTCCTTCGGGTTGTCGGGGATCAACAAGCTGATCTCGGACCTACTTCCGGCACCACTGCCACCGAGTCCAATATCGCGGCGCAGGCGCGAGCTACTTCAACGGGTTCAGAGATCGACGATATCGACGACACCCTCTCGGCCATTGCTCAAGCTGCTGGACAGATTCTCCTTCTCAACGTTTCGGAAGAAACCGTTAAGGAAATAGTCGGCCCTGGCGCGATCTGGCCGAGCCTCACCAAAGGCGACGTCGCCCGAAATCTCGTGCTCGACATCGAGGCTGGTTCCTCTGGAAGACCCGACCAGGCTCGCGAGCTTCAGAACTTCGAGCGGCTCGCCCCCATTCTCATGCAGATCCCCGGCATCACGCCGGCCTTCATGGCGCGTGAGTCGATCAGGCGCATGGACGACTCGATCAATCTCGAGGACGCCGTCGCTCTCGGTATGCCCAGTATCCTCGCCCAGAACGGCATGCAGCCCGGTGCCTCTGCGGCGCCCGACGGTGGCCCCGACCCCAACGCGCAGGGTCCGCAAGGCGCGTCCAACAAGCCTGGCCCGCCCTCGCCGCAGTCGTCGGCACCGACGCCGATGAACGCTGGCCCGCCGGGGCCGCCTTCCCCGTTGAATTGATTTGGAGTAAACGTCTTCCGTGGCCGAAGATTTTGTAAACCAGGGACAACCCGACCCGTCCCCCTCCTCGACGGCCACACCGGCGTCTGCGCCCCCACCCCCTAGCGCAGACGCCACGTCCTCCGACGGGACAAGTCGATCGCCGGCGCAGCCGGGGGCAGATACCGGGAAAAAGCCGACACTACTCGACGCCGTTCTCAAAGTTGTCCCAGCAGACACCGAGGGCGACGTCCTGGCGGATCAGGCTTCCGACGCACCCACGTCACCGTCCGAAACCGGAGATCAAGCAGACCAAGGGTCAGACGAAGACGCCACCGAGGCCGACATCACCGACTTGCAGATGGGCAAGCGGCAGGCCAAGAAGTTCCGGACTCTCCTCAACCAGAGGAGCGAGCTTCAGCGCCAGGTCGCTGATCTCGAACAGTATCGTCCGGTAGCCGAAATCGGTGGCCAGCTCGCGAACTTCGCGACGGAGAACGACCTCTCCTCCGACGACATCGTCAAGGTCCTCTCCATCGCGGCGGCCGTGCGTGCCGGAGACTGGCAGGGTTTCTATACCGCTGTCGGTCCTTTCGTGCGCAGGGCGCAGGAGTATCTGGGGCTAGTTCTCCCAGACGACCTCGGGGCTCGAGTCAATCAGGGCCACATGACCGAGGCGGCTGCGCGCGAGTATGCACGGACACGGTTCGACGCGGCCCGGGCGCAAGCCCTGGCCAGTCAGCGCGAGACCGAGGTCCAATCGTCGCGGGTCCAGCACGTCCAAGCCGATGTGCAGCGAGCCGTCACCAATTACGAGACCCGCCTGGCTGCCGCAGATCCGGACTATCGGGCAAAAGCCGACGCCATTCGCCGGACGACGCAGGCGATGCTGCATGAGCGCGGAGGCAAGATCAATTCGGCGCAGGAGGCCCTGGAGATCGTCAGGGATGCCCACGCCGAGGTGACCGCCAACTACCGCCGCTTCATGCCCGCACCGCGGGCGACGAACCCCGTGCCGAATGGCAATTCGCAACAACCATCGGCACGCGCGGCCCCGAAAACCCTCATGGAAGCGGCCCTTCAGGGCCTAGAGAAATCGCGGCATGAGCGTGCCTGAATAGGGCACCTCAAATGGCTTTCACAGCCGGAGAAATCACCAATATCGCCAATGCCGCCTTGGACTTCTATTTTTCCAAGGGGGAAGTTTTCCGCCAGACCCTTCAGAAGCGGCCCCTCTACGACACGCTCACCCGCAAGAAGAAATCCTTCCCCGGCGGCAAGGGCAGCATTTCGATCGGCGTGTCCGGCAAGTTCGGCGACGGCAGCGGCAACGACGTCGTCAAAGGGTACACGCACAACGACACGGTCACATTCTATACGCCGGCCAACATCCTCCGGGCGAACTTCCCCTGGCGCGAGCATCACCTCGGCCTTCAGCTCACCCACACCGAACTGAAGATCGACGGCATATCCGTTGTCGACACCAACGGCGAGAGCACCTCGTCGCATTCGGGTCGCGAAATGACGGTTCTCGTCGGCCTGCTCGAGGACAAGCTTTTCGACCTCGGCGAGTCCTATGCCCGCGGCATGAACCTGTTGTCGTATGGGGATGGCGTCGCCGACCCCAAGGCGATGGCGGGTCTCGCCCTCCTCGTCGCGGCGGCCCCCGCCACCGGCATCGTCGGCGGCATCAACCGGGCCACAGCAGGCAACGAGTGGTGGCGGAACCTGGCGAAGACCGCTGCGTCAGGTGGCGCGGTCACGTCCTCGCCGACCAACGGCGGCGCTCTGCTTCAGGAACTCCAGAAGCAGCGCCGGCAATTGGTCCGCTACGGCGGCACTCCCGACGCGGCCTTCTGCGGCAGCGACTTCCTCGCCGCGATGGAAGTCGAGATGCGGGCCAACGGTCTCTATTCCAACTCGGGCTTCAAGGGCACGCAGGACGGTTCGATGGGGGGCATGGCGTTCGCCGGCACCGAGTTCCAGTACGATCCGACGCTCGACGATTTGAGTCTCCCGAAGCGGTGCTACTGGATCGACACCTCGAATATCTTCATCGAGGCGATGACAGGAGAATGGTTACATCAGCACACTCCTGCCCGTCCTGCCAACCAGTTCCTCATGTATCGGAGTATCACGACGACCTGCCAGCTGGTCGCCAAGCAGTTGAACTCGTCTCTCGTCATTGACGTGGCCTGACGAAGTAGCCTAGTCGCGCGTTGTATAAGGGGCGGGCGGCCGTCTGCCCCTCAAGCACGGAGAACGACGATGGGTGCCAAGTATCAGAACAAGGAAGTGACGGTCGTCCGCACCGCCAAGGACGGCGACCCTGGTTTCGACAAGGCCAAGGGCATGCAGTCGCTCATCCGCCTCGCTGACGGGTCCGAGAAGGTGGTTCCTGCCACTGAAGTGACCGGGGCCGAGCAGTCGCCGCCGGCCGGCGGATCGTAGTAAGCTTGCATCGCCGGCGGGTTGCCGGCGATCTGCCCGGCTGGCGGCGGGAACCTAGTCAGCTCACGCCGACCTCCGGGCAGACAGATCAAAGGGGAAGAGTTCATGCACTTCTGCACCGCCTATGTCGCCCTCGCCAACGACGACCAGCAGGTCGTCCATCGCGGCCCTTTCGATCCGATCTCATGGCCGGAGATCGAGGTCCTCCGGACAATTCACGGCGACCAGGCGGTGCGCGACGTGCATCCCTTCGTCCAGGTCGAGCAGACCGCCAAGGCCGAGAAGGAACGTCTCGAGCTGATCTACGGCAAGGTCGTTGGCGAGAAGGTCTGGGTCGGCCGAAATTCCCTCATGGAACTCGATGCCGCCGAGACCGACGAGATGCCGGAAGGCACGCTGTGGCTGAACCCGATCACGCGCGAGGTTTCGCCGGTCGAGGCAGTCAAGCCCGCCAAGAAGCGCCCGCGCGACGAGAAGGGCCGGCTCCTGCCGGCTGCCGCCCCCGACGAACCGACACCGAACCTCTGATGCAGACCGACACCCTCGCCAACTGCGTCTACGCGCTCAGAGCCGAGGCGGGCCACTCCCTGTCGACGGCGCAAGGGCAGAACGCCATCGACGTCCTCAAGTACCTACTCAAGCGGGCGCAGCTCGAGCTATGGACCGCCTACCAGTGGCCGACGCTGATGCAGTCGGGCGACACGCAGATGGTCGCCGGGCAATTCCTCTACGGCTACCCCGTCGGCTTCGATTTCGAGGCGATCCGCAAGTCTTACACGGCGCCGGCCAATTCGACCAGTTGGCGCGATCTCGTCTACGGGATCGACGAAACTCTCATCAAGCCCGGCGGCGCCAATTCTCAATCCGGCGACGGCCCCCAGTTCTGGCGACCTGAGCTTAACCAGTTCCGCGTCTGGCCGACGCCCGTCTCCGTCAATAACTGGGTCCGCTTCCGCGGCATGAAGCCGCTCTCTCCCTTCCTCGTCGATGCCGACGTCTCGACGCTCGACGCGATGAGCATCGTCCTCTTCGTCGCCTCCGAGTTGCTCGCCCGTGCCAAGGCCGAGGATGCCGCGACCAAGCTCAAGAAGGCCCAGACCCATCTTATGGCGGTGCTCGGCAATACCGTCTCCGCCAAGCGCCGGGTTTCGACGCTTGGATCGTCGGTCAGCTTGCGGCTGTCGTCGATCCAAGGCATCGACTATGTTCCGATGACGGGCTGAGATGCGCAAACCTATCCCCGGCTACGAGGGCATTTACGAAGCCGATCAAGACGGCAGCGTCTGGCGCGTCGGCGCTCCCCGCAACCGACCCCTGAAGCCGGTGCTGGTCTACGGCTACCACCGGGTCGTCCTCTCCAAGAACGACATCAAGCAGCCCTTCCTCGTCCATCAGCTTATCCTGCTGACCTTCGTCGGCCCCTGCCCGGCGGGGCAGCAGTGCCGGCACCTCAACGGGGTCCGCACCGACAACTGGCTGGCCAATCTCGCTTATGGGACGCGGGCCGAGAACCAAGCCGATCGGACCCGGCACGGGAAAGACCCGGTGGGCGAGCGGCATCCGATGGCGAAGCTCACCGAAGTTCAGGTTCTGGAAATTCGAGCCGCGAAGGAGAGCAGCACGAAGTTAGCGGTGCGGTATGGCGTTTCCGGCCCTACGATCGAAGCCATTCGCGGACGTCGTATCTGGAAACATCTATAGGTAGGGGAGGAATATATTCCTTACCTCGCGATTGATAATTTCGCCGCCGGCCTCGACACCCGCAAGAGTGCCCTGACCTCGGCCCCCGGAACTCTCCAGCGCCTGGTCAACGCCACCATCACCCCCGGCGGCGAGGTCGCCAAGCGCCGCGCTTTTGTCAAGGTCGCTACCCTCACCGGCACCTTCGGTCTCGCCGCGACCGAGAACGCTCTCTACGCCTTCACCCGTAACGTCGTCTCGACCCCGCCGGCCTTCGCGGTCCCAGGGGTCACGCTCAACTACCAGAGGATCCCCAACGCCGCGGGGGACCTGACGCAGACCGATTTCGACACCTTCGACGGCAAGATCTACCTCGCCTGCGACCAGTCGTCCGGCGCCGACGACCAGGCCAAGAACCCGCACTACTACGACGGCTTCATCACCGAAGGCTCCGGCAAGGGCCGGAACATCCGCACGTACAAGTCCAAGGTCTACGCGGTGGACGTCGGCGATCTCTTCTTCTCGTCGATCGGCAACCCCGTCCTGTGGAACGAGAGCGCCATCGCCAGCACCGTCACGGTCACCAATCTGTCGAAGACCAACCCCGCCGTCTGTACCGTCGCTGCCAGCGACATCGCCCAGTTCACGAACGGCATGCTGGTGCGCATCACCGGCGCCAAGGGCACCGGCCTGAAGCTCGCCAATGGCCTGCGCACGATCTCCAGCGTCAACGTGCCGCCCAACACCTTCAAACTCGACGGCATCAACACCTCGACGGCGACGGCAGCACAGACCGACGGCCTGGTCAAGGCGACGCCGGCGATCACGGTGACTAGCCTCTCGAACACTAACCCGGCCGTCTGCACGGTGGCCCCCGCCGACATCCTGAAAATGCTCGACGGCATGACGGTCGAGGTCGTCGGTGCTGTCGGCACCGGCGTCAACGGCTTGGAGCAGGCCAACGGCCAGCATGTCGTCTCGAGCGTCAACAGCCCGGCCAACACCTTCACCATGGCTGGTGTCAACACCTCGGGAGGAGGCGCCCCGCAGACCACCGGCGTCGCCTTCACCATAGTCGAGGATGTCAACCGCACCGGCGTCGGCTTCATCAGCCTGTCGTCGCAGGACGCCGACAGCGAATTGCTCACGAGCTTGGAGGTCTACTACGACAAGCTCGCGGTTTTCTCGACCATCGCCACCCAGCTATGGGGCGTCGACCCCGACCCCTTGCAATACGCGCTGTCCCAGATCCTGCGGCAGTCGGGCACGCTGGCGCCGCTCTCCACCCAACAATACGGCTCCGGCGACGTCCTCTTCCTCGCCACGTCCGGCATCCGTTCCGTGCGGGCGCGCGACTCGTCGAACGCCGCCGCCGTCTCCGACATCGGCTCGCCGATCGACGGCTTGATCCAGCAGCTCTACGCCGACAAGCTCGCGACGGACCCGACCTATTTCGGCAAGGCGAAAGCCCTGCTCGAGCCGATCGTCGGCAGGTTCTGGATGATTTTCCCGCAGGAGATCTATGTCCTCTCCGCCTTCCCCGGCCCGAAGATTACGGCGTGGTCGAAGTACACGACAGCCACCAATCGTGTTCCGTTCACCGTCGACTACGCCGTGACCTGCGGCGGGCGCATCTTCCTGCGCTCCGGGGACGACCTCTACGTCTACGGCGGCGCCGACGGCACGGTCTACGACGACTGCGGCGTTGAGGTTCGGCTGCCCTACCTCGATATGGGCAAGCCGGCGACGAACAAGATCTTCCAGAGCGTCGATGCCACCGTGACCGGGACGTGGACGATCAAGAACAGTTTCGACTACGATAACCCCGACGACCAGGAGACCCTCGGCGTCTTCTCGGCCCCGACCTGGCGTGCCGGGAAAGCCAGCTTCGAGGGGCAGAGCACGCACTTCTCCCTGCGCTTCTACAACGACGACTCGGGTCCGGCGCTGCTCTCCAATGCCGCCATCCATTATGCCCTCGCCGAAGAGGAGGCGTGACGATGAGCAAAGAACGCAACATCGAAACCCAGAAGATGCTGAAGGCTGAAGGCCTCTACAAAGGCAAGCTCGACGGTGTCATCGGCCCGCTCACCCGTCGCGCCCTCGAGCTGCACAACAAGCAGCAATACCAGCCGTTGCCGCGTCAGCGCCCGAGCGGGGTGTCCTTGAAGGGGGGTGCTGGTGCCTCCGGCGGTCCCGCCCCCGAGCTGTCGGCGCGCGGACAAGTCGTCCCGAAGATGGCGGCGCTGCTGCCGATGCCGGATAGCGGCGTGCCGGCGGCGCCCGACTTCGATGCGCTCAAGGCGGAACTGGCTAGCGCCCGGGTGAACCCGAACCCCAACCGCTTCGGCCCCGAACTAGCCGGGCTGGGCGGGCCTTCACCGCCGCCCGCGTCGTTCAACGCCGGCATGCGTGCTACTCTCGGCATGCCGGCGGTGCCTCCCGGTGCGAACCCCCTCGGCATGGCGCTGCGGGCCAAGGACGAGATGGACGCTCTCGATCGGCGAGGCGGCGGCGGTCAAGGCCCGGTCGTGCCCGGCCAGGGCGGCACCGGCTTCGCCGAGGCGCTCGACAATCTCCGCTCCTGGCTGGCCGACCAGAACATCATCGAGCGGCCGACTCCCCTCGGCGCCGTCCTGTCGAAGGCCATACGGTGATCGACATCCGCCAGCCGACTTTCGAGGACATCCTGCACGTCGCCAAGAACCTGCGCATCGACGACGTCAAGGAGCTTTCCATCACCCGCGACCTCGCCGCTCCGTCCTCCCTCGCCACCGCTGCCTGGTGCGCGCATTACCGGCGCATGGCCTACCTCGACGGCGAGCCGGTCTTCGCTTTCGGCGTCTCCAACGTCACCCACGATCACGGCCAGGCTTGGGGGTTCGGCACGTCGAAATCGGGCCGCGTAACTCGCGCCGTGACGAAGTACATCAAGAGGACTATGGTCCCCGAACAACTCGCGGCGGGACTGACCGCCGTGCAAGCCCTCGGCCACCCGGAGAACGAGACATCGTGGCGCTGGCTTGAGTACTTGGGCTTCAAGCCCATCGCCAACTTGGCCGGGATTGGTGCCGGCGGTGAGTCCCTCATCCTGTGGGTCACGACCGCTGATGAATATCGCGCTGCGGCATAAGCTCGTCGCCGAAACCCTCGAAGGCATCGACTTCGCCTTGGCGTCGCTGGCCGACGTGGCCGAGCTCGGCTATCTGTTCGAGAAATTCTTCTCCGAGGCCGGATACAAGGACCGCGGCATCGTCTTCTCGTACGAGCGTGCCGTCGCTTGGCTGGAGCGTGTAATCCGCTTCGGTGCCTATCCGCACATCATCGCCCGCACGCACGGTTACGACGGACGTATCGTCGGGGTCACCTCCTACTCGCTCGACGATTCCTTCTGCGTCGATCCCGTCGCCGTCCTCGGCACCCTCTACGTCGTCCCCGAGCACCGGCGTTCGGCGGTCGGGCGCATCCTTGTCGCCGTCGCCACGGAAGCGGCGAAGGGCGACGGCGCCATCGCTTTCCACGCGCCCCTCGCATCCGGAATGATCGAGACGAAGAGTCTAATCAACCTGTTCACGAAAGCCGGTTTCGACGAGATCGGCACGATCCTCGGAAGGAGCCTTTAGATGGGCGGAAAAAGTGGCGCAGCCATGCCGCGCAGCGGCGGTGCCGGCAAGGGCGGCAGGGGTGGGCGGGGTCCGATGTCCGCCGAGGATGCCGATCGCGCCAACCAGACCCGCCGGCAGAACATCTACACCACGGTCGGGGGGCTTTCGCGCCCGGATGGAGCGCGGCCATCGGGGCCGTCGGGTCCGCCGACTCGTATGATGACCGGCCCGCTGGCGGCACCGGGGAGTAAGCGGCCGCCGATGCGACCGGGTGCTCCGGCAACCGATCCGCTGCTCGGCCGCGATCCCTTGACCGGCAGGCCGACGGCCGACATCGCCGAAGGCATGGCGGCCTCGCCGTTGTCGCGGCTGTTCCAGAGCGCGATGGGGCCGGCGCTTCAGGGTCAAGCCTTCGGTGGCAGTGGTGGCCTCGAGTCGACCGTGACCCCCGCCCAGAAGGCGGCGGAGGAGGCGCGGAAGCGGGCAGCCGGGCTGCTGCCTATACCGCCCGGATACCTGACGAGGGTTCAGTGACATGGGCGGGAAATCGCACGCCGACAACGACAAGATCGTCGAGGAAGAGAAGCGCCAGGCCGAGGAAGCCGCGCGCAAAGAGGCCGAGCGCCAGGCCCGCATCGACACTGGCCTCAAGAAGATCGGCTACGCCTTCGAGGGCAAGCCGGTCTACAAGGATGTCGCCCACGATTTCGATTGGAAGACCTTCAACGACAAGAGCGTCTTGCCCAAAGGCTACAAGCGGGTGCAGATCGGGGCCGACGGCAAAGTCCTTCCCGACATACCCGGACAGGCGGCGACGCCGGGCGGCTTCCGCCACGACATCAACGCCGGCCAGCCCGGTGTCGGCGGCAGACCCGGCACGGCTACCCTCGTTCCCGCCCGCGCCGCCACCGCCGCCCACCCGTCCAGCCAAGGAACGACGGCGATCATGGGGCCGGACGGTAAAATCTATAAGGCGGGCAAGGCCTTCCAGTACACGACCAAGAAAGATACCGGCAAGACGCGAGGCGGCTTCACCGACGAATGGTTCGACGACTACAACAAGTCGATCACCGACTATTACGGTGCCGACATCGCCGACCAGTACAGCAACGCCACCGACCAATCGACCTACTCCCTCTACCGGGCCGGTCTCGGGCGATCCGGCGCCGCCAACACCGTGACTGCCGACCTCGCCAAGCAGAACGCCGACAATCTCGCCGCCATCGGAGTCAAGGCCGACCTCGCCGAGGCCGGCAAGCGGGCGGACGTCGCCGACGCCAAGACCAAGGCGACCAACCAGCTCTACGCCACCGAGAACCCGGAGGTCGCCGTCAACCAGGCCCTCGCCGCGGTCGACAACCTCTCCCTGGCGGGACCGGATCTCTCGCCGCTGGCGGAATTGTTCAAGATGGCGGCGATCGGCGGCAGCAACATCATGTCGAACGCCAACAACGCCGGATTTATCGGCAACTTCCAGGGCGGGCTGCCGAAGCATACCGGCTCCGGCCACATCGAAGACAACGCCTAGCCATAGGAGGCTACAATCTGTGATCCTTCAATAATGGCGATCGCCTCGATGGCCTCCGGCGTCATGGACATGATGGGCCAGCAGGCGGCGCAGGAGAAGCAAAAGCAGTCCTACGACGAATGGTTCGCCCGGCAGGAGAAGAACCGCGCCGAGCAGTCCAAGAAGCAGGAGCAGGCCCGCCAGCTCGCCGAGCAGGCGCGGGCGCAGACCGTCGAGGATGCTTCCGGCGAGAACGTCGCCAAGGTCCAAGGCGACGAAGCCGCTCGCCTAGCCGGCGAACTGCGCAACGCTTCGTCGTTGACTGCGGACAGCGGCGGCGGCGGAACCGCCGGGATCGACACCTCGATCGCCGACAAGTACCTGCTCTCCGGCCAGCCGACGAGCAGCGACGGCAACGAGACCTTCTCGACCGACCTCGCTGCCAAGCTCAACCAGGCGTCGCGGGAGGCCAAGGAGCGCATCGGCCACCTCGCCACGGCGCAGAGCTACGGCGGTTCGTCGCAAGGCTTCGACCGCTACCTCGCCGACATCTTCCAGCGATCCGGCCAGGAGATCGACCGGCGGAACGAGGGGCGCCGCGGCGACCTCGCCGTCTACGGCATCCAGCAGGCGGTCGAGCCGGTGCAGTGGAGCTACACCCCGGGCTTGAGGATCGGCTGAGATGGGACGGTCGATCGGCCTGCGCATCAACTCGGGTCCCGGCACCCTCAATCTCTCCGGCCTCTTCAAGTCCGCCGTGGCCGACCCGGATCTGGCGATCAAGGGGGCGCTGGCCAACGCGCAGATCTGGGGGATGGAGCACGAAAACGCGCTTCGCGACCAGCAGGCGGAAGCGCAGCGTCAGGCAGGTATCAAGGCCGCGCAAGAGGCTGCCGATCTCAAGGCCAAGGCCGACGCCATCGCGGGCGGGGTCGACCCGATCGCAGCGATGTACCAGGAGCAGATCACCCGGCCGAGGCCGACCGACCAGCCCGTGCCTGTGGACGTGGCCCGCATCGCCGGCCCGGTGAACGGCGTGCCAGTGACGGCAGCCCCGATCCCGGTCACTCCCGAGCAGATGACCCGCTACGACGCCGAGGTCGCCGCCCAGCCGGCGATCGTCAGGAACATCCTCTATGGCGGCGGCAACGCCGCCCAGGTGGCCGCGGGCATCGGACGCGGTGCCGGCGTTGCCGGCCTTCTCGAGAAGAGCGACCCAGACACCATGCGTCGCAACGCTATCCTCGCCACGGGGAGCCTGCCGACGAAAGACACGATGTTGTCGTCGGAGGACACGGCGCCCATGCGGTTCGCTGCGGCCGATGCCGCCGCCAAGGCTTCGGCTGCCGCCAACACGCCGCAGATCGTCGACCTCGGTGGCAGAGGCAAAGCCCGTATCACCGCTGCCGGCAGCGGCGACGCCGAGCTTATCGGGAACACGCAGCCCGGCCTGACCAAGGAGAACGCCGCGCAGGTCCTCGCCGTGCTCACCGCTCAGGAAAAGATAAGGCCGCTCACCAACGAGCAGGCCGCGATACGCGACCAGGCGCGACTGCTGGCCGCGACTCCTGTCGCCAAGGAGACGACGCTTTACGGAGCCGACGCCGCCGGGGTGGCGCCGCTCCCTGGCCAAACCGCGCGGCTGGAAGATACCGGCATGCTCGCCGGTCTCAACAACAACGACGCCGCCTTCCTGCGCAAGATGCTCGACGTCTCGGTGAAGGTGCGCAGCGACCCGAACTACAAGCCCGACGAACAGACGTTGCAGGAATTCGACACCGGCTACACGCAAGTGTTCCGGCAAGGCTCGGAGGTCCTGGCGCCGTCCAAGGTGGCGATACCGGAGCGGGACATCCAGATCGGCGATCCCGTCTTGACCCAGGTCAAGCCCGAACTCGTTCCCAGCCTTATCAGTCCGCAAGAACTCTACGCCCGCGCCGGCAGACCCTATCCGGGAGCAGTCCCGGCGGCTGGCGGGCCTGATGCCGTGGTTTCTCCTCCCGCCGCGACCGTCGGGCCTGCCCCGCCTGCCGGCCTCGAGCCGAGCAGCGGCCCGATCGTGTCCGGTCCCGGCGGCTACAGCGTCGCCCCCGGCAGCCTCGTGGCACCCGAAGCAGGAGTCGCCCCGGCCGTTGCCCCCGCGGTCAACGCCGCCGCGGCTGCCGGTCAGGGCCGCACCACCAACAACATGCTGGTCGACGTTGGCCCGGCGGCAAGCGCCTTCCGCAACGGCGGCGTCTACGTGCAGAAGCTCGCCAACGGCAGCGGTGCTCCCGCCACTGAGGCAGAGGGGAAGTTGCGCGGCTACGCCGGCCGCGCCGTGTTCGGTACCGCCTACCTTGACCAGATCGTCGGTGGCCGGGACATTCCGGACTTCCTGACGCAGTACTTCAACAACCCCGCCAACGGCGACCTGACGTCCGAATACATCCAGTCGCAAGCCGATCCCGCCACCAAGAACTACATGGCCTTCGCCACCTGGTTCATCACCGCGGCGTTGCGCAAGGACTCGGGCGCCGCGATCACTCGCGACGAGTACCTCCTCTATCGGGAATTCCTGCCGCGGCCCGGTGATAGCCCCCAGATGCTGCGGGCGCGCACCGAAGCCCGGCATGGGTTCATCCGCGACGCCCTGCGCGACGGCTACACCACCGACGCCCGTGGCCGACAGATGGCCGAGGACGAGGCCCAGCAGTTCGGGGTCAAACTGGCAGCAGACTTCGGCTCGATCCCGGCAACCCCCGAGATGGAGGCCCTGAACGCTGCCAGGGAGGCTGCCGATGCCGGCAAGGCGCCCGCCGGTGTCGACCAGCAGGACTGGATCGACCTCGGTCGGGAAGGCCGCGCCAAATTCAACGCCGCCGGCCGGAAGGGGCCATAACCAATGGCCGAGCCGCTCACCCAGGAACAGCTCGACCTGATCGCCGCCAGCAAGCGGATGCAGCTTGCTGTTCCCGCCGAGACCGAGACCCCGGCGACCGCCACCTCGACCGCCGTGCCGGTGCCCGCGAAGCCGTTGACCCCCGAGCAGGAGCAGATCCTCGCCGACCTGAAGGCGGCGCGGGCGCAGAAGGAGGCCCAGCGGGTACGGCTCGAGGCCGGCGGCATCGGCCAGCAATTGCAGGACCAGGGCATCGCCCTCGCTCGCGGTTCCGGCCGCGGCATCGCGGCTATCGCGGATCTACCGCCGGTCGTCGGCACCGGCATAGGGAATATCGTCAACCGGATCGAGGGCGATCCGCTCGATAACCCGCGCAACCTCTTCGACTCTTCGGCCCCGCCAGCGCCGGTCACCGCCCTCTACGACAAGTACGTCGGCGGCGTGAACCCGAAGTATCCGGAGGTCGAGCACTTCGGCGAGATGTTCGGGCCGACCGCCGTCACCCTCGGCCTCGCCAATCCTGCCGCCAGCATCATCGGCACCGGTACCCGCGCCGCGGTGATGACCGCCGGAGCCAAAGGAGGCCAGGAACTCGTCGGCGGCATCGGCGAGAAGCTCTTCGGTGAGCCTGGCCGGACCTACGGCGACATCATCGGCGCGATCGGCGGCGGCGGCATCGTCCCCCCGCTGGCTGGCGCCGCCGCGACCCGTGCCGCCAACAAGATCCTGACCGTCCCTGAGAAGACCGTCCCCGGCGGCGGCTTCCGCCCCGGCGCCGGCGGCTCGAAGAACTGGCTGCAAGCCGCCGAGGAGCTTGGCATCAGCAAGGACATGAGCCTCGACCTGATCGGCAACAAGCTTTCCCAGGTCCTCGCCGACATCGCCACCTACATCCCCTTCGCCGGCAAGCCGGTACGGGCGGCGCGCGTGCGGCAAGGGGCTGCCCTCGACAAGGTCCATGCCGGTCTCGCCGAGGAAGCTTATGGCAGTCCGATCCCGCGCGGCTCGATCACCCCGGAGGGTATTGGCCAGGACCTCATCGACATGTCCGAGCTTGGCAGCCGCCGGGCGACCGGCATAGTCGAGCAGACTTATGAAGACCCGCTCACCGGCCTGTACCCGCGTCTCCCCGAGGGCCGCGAGACCATCATCGATCCGGCGCGCGTCGAGGCCGAGCACGCCAAGCTGCGCGGCAGCCCGTCGGTCAGCATGGCGACGCAGGGACGGACGCTGGCCAATTCCGAGGAGATGCTCGCGGCGGACAAGCGTTTCCCGATCGACAAGGGCCTGCACCAGCAGCTCCTCGCCCGAAAAGCGGCTTTGGAGAACGACCCGACGACGCCACCGACCGACATCGACGCGATCAACGCCGACATCGAAGCCAACACCGGCGTCAGCTTCGACAACATGCGCAAGCAGCGTGACGCCGGCAGCCGCACCGACACCGGCGTCGCCCTCGACAAGCGGCTGCAAAAGGACCTGCGTGTCGCGCGCACCGAGAACATGCAGCAGGAAGCCGAGGCACATGGCGTGCCGCGCGCCGATTTCGAGCGCATCGAGAAAGCCGCACGCGATTTCATCGTCCGCCGGAACCTGGTCGAGTCTGTCGGCGGCAAGCCGGGCAGCAAGGCCCTGCCGCCGTCGCAAGGCTCGGCATTCACCAAACTGTTCGGCACTGCCGGCTCGAAGAACCTGACTCTCCTGCGCGCCTTCAAGGACCTGACGCCGGTCGAACTGCGCCAGGCGATGGCCAAACAATATGAACTGGAAACGCGCGGCCAGACCTCGGCCGGGGCGCCGCTCGAGATCGACCCGAAGACTGGCGAGACCGTCGGCAATGCCCGCACCTTCGATCCCGTCGCCGCCGCCGCTTTCTGGGCGAAGCGAGGCCACCCGGCTGTCCGCGAAGCCCTCGCCGATCCCGCTCTCCTGCGCAAGATGGATGCCGCGGCAACGCTCGACCAACTCTATGTCGGGCGGCCGCAGCGTGCCGCCCCCGGCAAGGGCGCCAACTCGCTCAACGCGGCGGCCAACTACTATCAGCTCCCCGTCTTGACGCAGGCAGCCGGGGCCTTGGGGGGCGGCGGCGCCGTTGCCGGCACCGCCGTTGCCGCCGGTCTCGCCGCCGCGCTAAAGGCCGCCGGCCTCATCGCCGCTGGATCGGTCATACCGCGCTTCGTCGCCGGTCGACTCACCGACCCGGCCTTCTCGAAGCGGGTGATCAACTCGTCGTCGCTGAAGGAAGCCTGGAAGAACACCCCGAGCCTGGCGAACACGTTGAGCAACGCCTTGTCCGACGTCGTGCGTGGCCGGCTGCCGCCCGGTAGGGGTCCGTAATGGCCTTCAGCTTGCTCACCGGCACTGCCGGCATCAATCCCGGCTTCCTGTCACAGCTCGAGCAGCTCCGGCAGATCCTGCCCAATAATCTCGGTTCGCAGATCGGAATTCGTTCAGGCTATAGAAGCCCGCAGCACCAAGCCGACCTGTTCGCTCGCGCCGTCAGGAAATACGGCTCGCCTCAAGCTGCCCGGAAATGGGTGGCGCCGCCCGGCCGGAGCCAGCATGGCAAGGGCAACGCCGTCGACCTCTCCTACGGCTCGCAGGCGGCGATGGAGGCGGCGCACAAGTATGCCCCGCAGGTCGGTCTGGTCTTCCCGATGAGCTACGAGAACTGGCACATCGAGCCAGCCGGGGCGCGCGGTGGCAAGGGTGGCGCGAGCGGCGGTGCGACCGTAAACCTGACGGGAGCGATGCCGGCCACGAACGGGGCGACGCCCGCGCCGACCCCGGCGGGCACCGTCGCCGACATCCTCTCGAGCGCCACGATCGGCGGCGACAGCGGTACCGGTGGCCCGCCCAGCATAAGCTCCGGCGGCGGCCCTCGCGGCACCGGCCTGATCGGCGGCGACTCGCCTCCGCCGAATACCGACCTTCAGGTCATGCCGGCAACGCCGCAAGAGATGAGCCAGCAGCCGGCAGCGGCCGACATGGGCGCCGTCGGCCCGTTGGCAGGGCTCTTCTCCCTGCCGACCATCGGCCTGCCCGGCGACGCGCCGCCCGGCGCCGACGCCCTGCCGGGGGCGCTGCCGGGGCAGGCGAAACCGCTCGCACGCAAGGTGTGGCTATGACTTTGGCTGAACTATTGGCTCAGGCAGCGGTTCCTCTTGACCCGCACGGGCTTCCTCTTCGGACAAAGCCGCCGACATACTGGATGCCATGGCAAAACGGTCCAGGACCCGGTGGCGATAACGGTCGTTGGGTGACGCAGGAACAACAACCGTTGTATCGGCTGGAACAGTCCGCCGACATAATTCGCGGCGTAGACGACCGGCTTTATTGAGGATGCGGAAATGGGCTGGTTCAGCGACTTTCTCGGCTTCGAGAGCGGCAACAAAAACGTCACCAACGAGCGCCAGAGCACCTCTTCCGGCCGTGCCCGCGGCTTCTTCCAGATCACCGACGGGACGTGGAAGGACTGGGCCTCGAAAGCCGGCGTCAACCTCGCCCAGTATCCGACGGCGCTCGACGCGCCCTATCATCTTCAGCTCGCGGTCGCCAAGAACATCCCCCTGAAACGTTGGGACCCGATCACGCTTCGGCGCATGTCGGCCAAAGGCCACAAGTTCGACGTCAACAAGACGTTGGGCGAGAACATGGCAGCCAACGGCGAGACCGGGGAAACCGGCGCTGCCGGCAGCAAGGGCGCACCGCTCCCGGCTGCCGCCGCCGTGGTCACCGGCGCCGGCCAGCCGCAACTATCCTACGCCTCGCCCGAAACCCCCGTCCCCGGCGCGACCCAGCCGAACGTCGGCCCCGGCTCCGACCACACGGGAGAGAGTCTCGCCGGGGTCTTCGACGGCAGCGCCCTCGGCGACCTGTCGTCCGGCGGGGGCGGCGGCTCGAGTGGCGGAATGTCCGGCGGTGGCGGCCTTGGCCCGATGAACCTGGCAGTGACGCCGGTCACAGAGGGCGTCGCCCCCAACGCGGACCCGGATCTCAGCCGGCTTGCCGGGCTGTTCACACTACCGACCATCGGCTATCCCGGCGGCAAGGCGAAACAGGAACGCGACATCGCCATGCAGAGCTGGATCTGAGAGAAAAGCGAGGGGGGATGAAACTTGGGCAACCCCCCTCGCCTACCGGACCCGCGGACGCGAGAGACAGGGGGCGAACCACGCCCCTCGGGCCATCAGGCCGATTGCTCTTCAGGTAGCGCAGGAGGGAATGGGTTAAAACCCCCCTGCGCCACGTCGGGCGGTCAGTGTGCGGTTGAGCCGCCCGAGAGCTTGCGCCGACGCCACGCGCCGAACGCCCCGAAGCCGGCCACGACGCTGCCGAGCAACGGCAGGGCCGCCGGCACCGGCACGGCGTTGACGTTCTGCATGTTCATGCCGAAATCGGTGAACGAGCCGCCACCACGCAAATTGATGTGGGCAACCTGGGTCATCGAAAACAGGTTGGGATCGCTGAACGCGGCAAAGTCGTTGCCGAGAAATTGCTGCGGGTTGGTCGTCGGTGTCTGCACCGCCGAAGCCAGAAGCACGCCAGGGAAGTTGATCAGATTGGCCCCCTGGGTGTTGCCGGTGTCGGCGTAGAACTCCAGGCTGGACGGCCCGGACCCCACGGCGTTCGAGAACAGAATTCCGGCGCTGCTGGCGATGCCGCTCACCGGCCCCAAGAAGTCGGTGTCGCTGACATACATATTGAGCGTATGCGCCGCCGTGTCGTTATTGATCGCGCCGAAGTTAACCAAGGAGAGTAGGTTAAGCAGGCCGGTCTGCGAGGTCGAGATGGTGCCGGTAACCTGAAAGCTCCCGACCGCATTGTTGAGGGTCAGGAGGCTGTCGGCCGCGCCGGAAAAGTCACAAGCCCCGCCGTTGTCGACGCAGTGAAACGTCGCCCCCAACTCGTCCTGCATCGTCACCATGAGAACCGCATTGGCCGGCGGGGCCCATGCCGTGACCGCCACGACTGCCGCCAAGGCGGCAGCGAACTTCAGAGTTTCTCTTATAAGCATGCTTCATCCTCCATCTTGTGTTGCCCGAGAACAAAGCCATGCTAACAGGATGGAGAACGCCTGTATCGTCAGAAAGGAAGGAAACCGTGGCAAAGAAATCCAGCCCGATCGCCAACATGATGCGACAAGCCGTCACCGGCATCCCGGATCTCGCCTCGCCACAGACAGGGCCCAAGGCCCCGGCTCCCGCGAGGACACCGCCGCCGACGATCCCCAAGATCGGCGGCAGCGGCAGGGGTAACCTGGCCAACTTCAAAGGAAAGCAGGCCCCGCCCTTCGGCGGCAAGAAGGCCTACTAAGGCTGCGTCATCCCGTCGTAGAACACGACGGCGAGCCACCCGACATAGGCGCCAAGGAAGATGGCGAAGATCGTCAACATCAGAGCAAGTCGTCGACGTCGTCTTCGTCGGCGTCGATCGCCTTGAAGACGTTCTTGGCCGGCACCCGCCCGTCGATCCTTGGGGAATCTTTCTTGACGATCTGGACATGGTTCAGCCCGAAGCTGATGCCGTGCTTGCCGGAGTTCGTCCAGGTGAACGGCGTGACGTAGGCGCACACCGTCTGCCCCGCCCAGACCTCGGCGGGATCGAGAACCTCCTGCAAGCGGCCGTCGACCACCTGTGGCTTGAACGTCGACCATGGATTGATAAACGTCATCCCCTCCTCGTAGCCAGCGTATTGCTTCTCACCGGCGTCGCGGAACGGCAGCAGGATCTTCTCCATCGGCACGCCGGGGAATTTCGACGCGGCGAGACTCTTCACCGCCTTCTCCATCAGCCGGTACTCCTTCCCCTTCTGCACCTCTTCGCTGAACAAAAGCGCGCACGAGAACACCGGCGGGCCTTGCTCGGCACGCGGCTTCGGGGTGAAGAGCTGGGGAAAACTGAGGATGGCGTAGGGGGTAACGAGGGCTTGTGCAGCCATGACTTAAGTTCCTTTTGCTGGGTTTAGCTAGGTTTAGAGTTCTTACCGGGATGACCTTATGGACGTTTCTCCGTGATGGCAAGACTATCGGTGAGCTGCTGGAATACTGATTTCGCATCGGTGCCGACCGCTTCCCGGCTGTCGTCGTCGCGAGCCAGCGTCGTGCCGGAACTCTTTTTCGTCGTGTAAGCCACGATGACGTCGGGGTCTTCCTTCGCTGCCTTCAGGGTTTTCTTGACTTGCGCCGGCGTGCGGAGCTTGAGCAAGCCGTCGACATGCGGGAACAAGTTGTTCACCTCGACCAACGCCTCGTCGGCATCGATCCACTTCTCCATCGCCCGCTTCGCCACCAGCTTCCAGCCGGGGACGGCTCGTCCATGGTCGATGCGCTGGCTGGCCTCGGCGCGGACCCTCTCGAGCCAGGCCTCGATCTGCCCGGCGTGGTCGAGGATGACCGCCAGTTCGTCGTCGGTGAGCGCCGTCGGCAACGGTGGGTCCGCCACCGGCGCGAACACGGCGCGAGCATCCGACAAGCGTGTTGCCGCCAAGCTCCGGCACTCGCCGGCACGGACACACCAGCGGCAATGGCTGCCGGTGACCTCGGTCTGGTCGTCATCGTCGATCAGAGAGACCGCCGGCAGCAATATCTTGTTCTTCCAGTCGCGAAGCTCGTGGACGGCGAGCGTCTCGGTGTTGCTGCCGGGCGTGCTCTCCGTGCGCGGCTGGATGACGGTCATCTGCACCGTCTCGACCGGATAGGCAGCCCCCAAGCTATCCAACGCCCCCAAGGCGTAGATGCGAAGCTGCGGGTTGCCCACCACCGAGACCGCGACACCCTTGCCGTACTTGAGATCGACGACTTCGAGGTTCTCGGTCCCGCGATTATAGGCGATGACATCGGCGGTGCCGTAGAGCTTCTCGCTGCCCGGCAGCGTCACGGCGACTTGCGTCTCGGTCCTGAAGACGTCGGAGTTGGCCTTGAGCTTCTCGACGTACTCGACGTAACGCTCGACGGCGTCGACCATGTCGTCGTCGACCTCGAAAGTCATGCCGTCCACCACGATCTCGTCGGGCGGGATCAGCCCATGAATGAGAAGATCGGCGACCTCGTGGGCGGCGGAGCCTTCAGCCGTGTAGATGGTGGGGAGACGCCTGCGGCCCCGCGCCTTGGTCACCGACGCCGGGCAGTTGATCCAGATCGACGAAGAAGAGGGCGAGGCGTCGGCGTGGGCAGCCATCTCAAGTCTCCAAAATAATTTTCGCGGGGCCGTAGATACGCTGAATAGCGGATCATACCGCCTCATGTGCAACGCCTGTGCCACCCAGCAGCCGGCGGGCTTCGGCGATCGGTACGCTGAGATCGCGGGCGACCTTGATGGCCACGCGGTTCCTCTGCCGATAGCGGCGGGCCTTGTCGTTCACCACGCCCCGGTTCTCCTCGGCGTACCGTCGGGCATATTCACGGGCTTCTTCCCGGTGCGTGGCCCGCCAGCGCGCGCCATAGTCGGCGGCGTAGCTCACGGCAGCCGCCCCTCGACGACCTTCTCGCTGATGCGCGGAGCATATTTCTGCCCGGTGCCGAGCTTGGTGTGCTCTTCACAGTAAACGTGGCTGTCCTCGGGTTTCAGCCCACAAAACAACGTCCCAGCCCCGGTGCCGGACACCGGCCACCGGCAATGCCACACTTCCAATTCCATGACGGAGATTTTGCCCACCCGACGCGGCGGCACGGCCCGCTCGCCCCTCGGCTTCGCCACCAGCGGCTTGTAGACCTTCTTTGGCAGGACCCGTTTCTGCACCGGCTCGACGTCGCGCACCCAACGCCGGCGGTGGGCCATGCCGATGACGGCGTTGCGGGTGGTGTCGCAGTACAAGCCGATGAACGCAGCTTTATACCCCTGCTTCCACATCTCCTCGGCCAGGCCGAGCTTGTCCTGCGACCAATGGCGATCGTCAGTCATAATCTTCCCCCAGATCATCGGCGGCGTATTGCGGATCGGTGAGGACCTCCGGGCGATAGCTCCGCCGCTCGTTTCGCCAGCAGGCGTCGCAGGCATAAGTCAGGAAGATGCCGCGGGCGTCGAGGCGCTGCGGCGCTTCGACGTCCCGCCCGCAGTAGTGGCAATGGTCGAGGTGGCTACGCGGCATGGCCGTTGCCGCCGCCGGCGAAGTAAGCCTCCATCTCCTGCTTGATTGCCGGGAACAGCTTCGCTTCGAGACGGCTCAGGCGGACGCCGCCATGACGACCGGCGACCCTGTCGATGAACGCCTTCGTCTTGTTCTTCTGCTTGGGGTCGGCGAAACGCTTGCTGAGTTCGTCAAGGACATAGCTCTGGTCCTCGTCGGGCTTCGACGGCTGCGTCATCTCGACGACGTTGGAAGACTCTTCCTCCGGCTCGACTTTCGCTGGCCGACCCCGCTTGCGCTTGGGCGTCGGCTCGGCGAGCGCTTCCTCGATCTCCTCGACGATCGCCTCGGCCTCTGCCGGCGTCGGCTTGTTCTCGGGTGACATCGGCAATTCCGATATCGTCACAGCGAAGCCCGTCATCGCGAAACGGGCCTTGACGATCGCCAGCAAGTCGTCGATCAACATGGTGCGGGGATCGGGGCGATTGAGAGCGTTCAAGGCGAGGTCGATGTCGCCCATGTGCTCGCCGGCGATCTCGATCTTAATGGGCATTGGCTTTGTCCTTTGCTTCCTGTGCTGCTGCTTTGCGAACTTCGATTTCGTCGATCATGGCGAGGACGACGCGCAAGGCGTCGTCAACCTTCAACATGGCTTCCTCGATCGCGGCTTTCACCACGATCTCCTCTTCGGGCGTCAAGTCCTTGGCGGTGACCTTGATCCGGTTGAGGACTTCCATCGGGTTAGGCATCTTGTTCCTGATCCCCTTCAAAACCACCTGCTTCGTCCCGAGGCACCAGCGCGAACCACTCCCAGACGGAGCCGTATTCGGGGTGGCCATGAATAGCGAGAAGATCATCGAGTTTGTCCCACACAGAGGTTGAACGCTTGGCCGTCAGCCAACGGACGGCGACCCTGCCGTCGGAGAAGACGACGCCCTCGAATTGCACTTCGTCAGGCGGGTTTTTCTGGTCGGCGTTGTGGGTCGCATCCGGCACGGTGTGGCGATAGACAGTGAAACACCTCATGCTCATATCAGCCCCTCCAGCCGATCGATCTCCCTCTGGAGATACCATTTTGCCTTCTTGAGGTCTTCGACGCCGCCTTTGAGGTCGGCCCGCCAGATATATTTGATCGCGTTGCCAAGGCAGAAGTTCATGCTCTCGGTGATCTGGATGCATTCGACGCCGGAAGGATGCCGGGTGTAGTGCGGCGGATGATCGACAGAATCGTCGGGCACGGGAGCGTCGACAACCGCTTGCATCGACTTGGCATAGGACTCGCCAACACCATCGGCGGCCGCTTTCGAGTTATTGGTCTTGGCCCAGAAATCGCGGGCACGCTCGGTCTCGTCGTTAGTCAGACTCATCTCTCTACTCCCATGTGATGCGGTCAATGGTGGTTGGTCCTTGGTGTCTGTCGTCCCAGACAAACCAGGCGAAGGCGACGCCGGAGGTGCTCTTCGGTCCCGTCCAGCCAGCCCGATGCATCATCGGCAGCCGGTTGGCGAAGACGTGGATGCGCGAGCAACGGGCGAGGATCGCCTCGCGGCCCGTCGACTCATAGAAGGCGAGGCGGGCGAGGACGATGACCAGCGGGCACAGCTCGATGGCGTGCGCGACGAACTTTCCGGCCATCCGGTAGGGCGGATTGGTGACGATTGCTTCCTCGTGTTCCGAACGACCTGTCTGTGCCAGGAAATCCCAACCATGGTCGTCCTGGTCCGGCGTTCCATAGTCGACGAGATCGGTGGCGAGAACGTCGTGCCCGTGCGACCGCAGCACCCTGACGATCGCGCCGGGACCGCACGCCGGCTCCCAGATTATCCAGGGCAGCTTCTCGACCTTAAGCAGCGCCTCGACCGCCACCGCCGGGGTCTCGTAGAGGTCGTCGCCGCGCTGCGCATGGGCGTGGGCTTTGTCGCCGCTGACACCAAGGGTCACTTCACGCATCTCCAGTGGCGGCCTTTGTAGACGGTGCGCTTGCCATGCTTGATGCACAGCGCCTGGCCCTTCGGCTTCGGCCTGGTTGGCTCGACGACCGGCACCGGGTCGGCCGGATCGGTGGCCGGAACCACCCCTTCGGGCTTCATCGGCGGCAGCGTGATCTTGCCGTCGACGATCGGCTGCTCCTCCGCCGTGAACGTCATCTCTGGCGTCTCGTCGGCGTTCAGGCAAAAACTGTAAGCCTTCCTGAAGAGGAACTTCCCCGCCGCCACATCGATGAAAGGAAAACCAAGCAAAGCTTTGAGCGCCGCCGCCGAGCCACGAGTCGCAAAAACTTTGCAGTCGTTCATGTCGGCGGAATGGGCCGGCCGGGTGGCGATGCCCATGATCCCGACGATCAGGAGCATCACCGCCGCCAGCCAGGCGCCGAAGATCAGAAACGTCAGCCCCCGCGTGCTCACCGCGGCCTCGCACGCTTGGCCGCTCTCGCCGCCGTGGTTTCAGCCCGCATCCTGTCCCACTCGGCCAACGAGCTAGGCAAGGGCGGCGCACCGCCGACCAGCGGCAATTCCTTCTCCCCGATCAGCAGGTCCTCCAGCTTGTTGAAGATGTCGAAAGCGCGGTCGCGCCGTTCCTTGCCGGCGGAATTGTCCGGGTGCAGGCAGGCGCGGACAAGATTGAAGTCGGCCTTGCTCATCAAGTGTTTGCGCGACTGGATGACACGCTCGGCCTGGGCTAGTTTCTTTTGGTGCACGGGCAGGAATATCTCGTCCAAGTACTTACGCACCTGGACCCGCACCAGAGCATCGACCTTGGCGTCGTTCTGCCGCATCAGCCGGCGTTCGAAGGCCGCCAGCTTCTGCTGACCGGACAGCGACAGGAAGGCTGCCGGATCGAGCGTCGGATCGGTATCGATGACCTTCCGGCGGGCTTCTTCGGCCGCGACGACACGACGAACAACCGTCGAGGACACCCCCGCCGCCGCCTCGGCCTCGTCGCGAGTTCCTCCTTTGTTGAAGACGACATCGACGATGACCGCCTCAGTCTCGGGCGGGACACGCGGCGGGGTTTTCTGTTTGGGCGGCTTGGCTGACTTACTAGCGTTAGTAACTCGAAATTCCTTGGTGTAGATGAGTTGCAGCGAACGCCGCTCCGTGGCAGCGAGAACTTTCCCGGCGAGCTTGAGATCCTCACCCATCGCGATCGCCGCCGCGCGATCCTGATGGCCGAGAACGTCGTCGCCGAGATTGTTGGCGGCCAGCCACTCGCTAAATTGCTTGGTCGCCTTGAACTGCTCCTTGGCCTCGACAAGGTGCTTGCAGAGATCGAGGGTGGCGGCAACCCACTGCTCGCGAACGCTCTCGCGCCGGCTTAGGTCGTCCTTGATCTGGTCGGCGAGGATACCCAGCATCGAATTTTTGGTCACTGCGGTCATACTTTTTCTCCAGGGAAGTGGCCCGGAGGAACCATCCTCCGGACCGGGTTTCGCCTAGTCGTTGCTGTTGTCGTCGTCGGGGACGATCTGCCCGCCGACCATGTTCTTGCGTTCCTTGCGGCCCTGGTGGTAACGACGCAGGACGATGCGCAGGGACTTCTTGATCGAGGCGATCTTCTCGCCAGCGATCACCGGGTCGGCGTGCTCCTTGGTCAGCGACAGGTCGCGGATACGGCGTGCCGCCTCGTGATCGTCGTCGGTCAGCGACCCCTCGACTGCCTGTTCGTCGAAGACCGCCCAGAGATATTTCGGATATTCCGAGTCCGTCGATGACAAATAGCGATGCTGCGTCTCGACGCGGTCGTTGAGCGTCAACGACGACTTGACGTCGCGGACGGCGTCCCACTCGGCAAGCGTTGCCGGCAGGGGCGGTGGGGCGGTGATCTTCTTGTCGTTGCTCACTTCACTTCTCCTTGCAGCCAACAATGGCTGCGCTCTTCCCGTCAGGCGGAATGCCTGCCGGTATTCAAAGCCACCCCCAGCCGGGACGGGCGCGAAGCTCGAAAAAACCCTCGTGCTCGGGATGATGATCCAGGAACCAGCGAGACAAATTCGCCGTCCAATGGTCGTTGCACTTGAACTCGCGGCGGCCTTTGTCGATCTCGAAGTGCCAGCGAATTCTGTGCAGAATGGCGTCCGCCGAATAACGGAGACGCCCTGTGGCGATGACCTTGAAGGTCAGGATTTCGAACAGATGAAGGACTTCCTGCGGGACATCCGAGACGTTGTACGTCACCCGAAAACCTCCACCCAGTCGCGCGACTTCCTGGCAAGGATTTCCTGAATGCGATCGTCGAGCGTCCCCGCGGCCGAGGCGTAGCGGGCGAGGACGCCATCCATCTGCCCGATGCGATGGATGCGGCAGGCGGCCTGGACGTTGTCGGTCCAGCTAAAGGACGACTCGGCGAAGATCACGTCGGAGCAGGGGGCGGTCAGCGAGACAAGAGTCAGCCCGGTGCCGCCCGCCTGGATCTGCCCGATGAAGACGCGGGCCTGCTTCGTCATGAAACGATCGATAGCAACCCGGCGAGCCTCGAGACTGTCGCGGCCGTCGAGCTTGACCGGCGAGTACTGCGCCAGCAATCCGACATAGCTGTCGATGACCCGGTGGTGCATCGCCCAGACGACGAGCCGGCGCTTGGGATCGGAGTCTAAGAGGTCGGCGATCCATTCGACCACCGCGGGGATCTTGGCGAGGCCAAGTCCTTGGATCTCACTCTTGGCAGCGCCCGACGCAAGCTCGGCCAACAGTTCATCGTCGTCATCGAGCCGATCGAGCCGACCGAGACGGTCAAAAGATTCAGGCATCTCCGCTTTGACCGGCAGCACCACGAAGTCGAGCGGCGGCAGATCCGGCAGGACATCCTTCTTCCTGGCGCGCAGGACCATCGGGGCGATGCGTTCGCGCAGCTCGTCCTTGTTCTTGCTCCCGGTGATACGGGTGACCCAGTGCCTTCCCCCGTTAACTTTGAACTGGTCGACCGTGCAGTAGCGAGCAACGAACTCGCCCTCGCGCATCGGCTTGCCGTTGACGGGCGAAACGATGGTGTCGGGACGGAGGTGGTAGAGCATCCCCCATAGCTCGCTGGCGTTATTCGGTGCCGGCGTTCCGCTCATCGGATGAACCCAGCCGAGCTTGCCCGCCTTCAACAGGTCGAAGATGCGCTTCGAGCGATTAGCCCGCGGGTTCTTCAGGTAGTGGACTTCGTCGATGACGCAGGCGTCGAACGGCGTAGTCTTCTCGAGCAATTTCGTGGTGGCGCCGCTGGCCTCGGAGACCAAGCCGTAGGAAACGAGGAAGAGGCCTTCCTTCGCCGGGATCGCGCTGCTTGGCCGGACAATGGTCACGTCCATACCGCCCCACCACTTCCTGACCTCGGCTTCCCAGACGAGGAGAACCGAACTCGGGCAGAAGATCAGAACCCGGCGAAACCCCTTGGCGTAGAGCACCGACAGCGCGACGCGGCTCTTACCTAGCCCCGGATCGAAAGCGTTGAGCATCGGCTTGTCGGCTGCCGCGATCTTGCCGATGGCGCTGGCCTGATACGGATAGAGCGGGGTCACAGCTTGTAGCCTCTTATCCGGAGCATCCGCAGCACGGCGTTGCCGCGCGCCTTGGCCTCGCACTTGTTGGCGTAGGCTATCGCGCTGTCCTGCAACGTGAACCGCCGGAGGACTTTCTGTGTTTCGTCGGAGACTGCGTCGACGCCCCAATCGTGGACAACCTCCCACTGCTGGACGGCATGCGCTTTATTCCGGCGGACGATCCAATCGTCCTTGACGCTCGTCCATGCGCGGGCAACTTCGGTCGCTTCGTCGCGGATCATCCGGGTGTCTCTTCATTCTCGGCATATTCGTCAGCGACGGCGACGTCGTAATGCGGCGACATCGGCAGCGGGCACTTGCCTTCGCATCCCGACCAATCATCGCCCGATATTGCCCGGCACTTCGGGCAAGTTATGAATTCTTCGTCGGTCACAGCTTTTGCTCCTGCCACCACAACGCCATGAGGAGCGCTTCAGCACGGCCGGCGTCTTTCTTCCTCGACAGGTTTCCGGCGGCTGCCGGAAGTCGCTTGAGAGCGAGGGCGCGAGCATCCTCCTTGTCGGGGCCGAGCTTAAAGTGTCGCTTCCACACGGTGGGGGCCACCTCGACCATCCGGAACCCCAACGCCGCGACAACGCCATGAATGATCCCCAAGCCCATGCCAAAGCGAAACGAGGATGACACGCCTTGCTTGGGGAAAGCGTTGACCCGCTCGATGACGACGATATCTGCGCCCGAGCCGGCAACCATGTCGGCAAGCCCCACCGCGCTGACCATGTTGGCGGCGACCGGGACATCGTCGCAGAGGCAAACGCCGGGGCCGAGAAGCCCCCAAGCCGCCGAGACGCTTCCAGGGTCGATACCAAGGACGATCATGGTTTTTTCCCCGGCCCGTGGTCCTCGCTGCGATAGGCAAGGGCCTCGCCACGGCTGATGTCCCCCGATGCGGTGGAGGAGAGGGCGGCACGGGCGACACCGATAATCGTGTCGTAGGCGAGATCCACATCGCCGCCACCTTCGGGGTGACGCTCGTCATGCTCGGCCACTGTCATCTGTCGAGCGATGTTTTTCAGCGCAGCCTTGAGACTATCCCGCTCGGCCTCAAGCTCGGCGATGCGGGCGGCGGCAATATCCAGATCAAGCACTAGCCGCTCGTCTCTCGGGAGCCGTTGTTTTGGAGAGAGGGCAGCACGGGCAATATGCTGGATATACGGTGCGTTGTCCGTTTCGTCCGCAATTCTGCATAGCGCGGCTTCAAGATCGGATATGCGTTTGTCCTTGGCCCCAAAACTACTTGCCATATATACCTCCCGCTCGGCTTCGAGCTCGGCGATGCGGGCGCGGAAGTCATTTCTGCGCTCAAGGTCGCTCATGGGGTACTCCTAGCCAACTGGATGAAATCCTCGCGGGCCTGCTGATCGAGGATGAACGACAGCCCCAACTTGATCATGCGCTCCCGCTCCGCCTCACGAGATTCATATTGCAGGGCCACTCCGTTACGCACCGCCGCTTCATCTATTGTCGCCAGCTCGGCCTCAAGCTCGGCGATGCGGGCGGCTTGGAGACGCACAAACTCGCCTGTTATCTCCTGTGCCTCGATGTTTCGCGACCTGTCCAAGCCCTTGGAAACTTCAAGCTCGGCCTCAAGCTCGGCGATGCGGGCGGCGGCACTCCGCAACAACTCTGCCATAGGCCAATGATCCGGCCCGCCATCTCTGAAATAGGCTTTTCGCTCGTTCAGCCGCTCCACCAGTGTTGCGTTGTCGCTCATGGCCCCCATCCTCCCGGCGCGCCTCTGAGTATCCAAATCAACCAGAACAGTGCGGCTACAAGAAATGGCGTGGCGACTCCGATCCAGAACCAGCTCATGGCGCGGGCCTCGCTCGGCTGACGCGACGGGCAGTCTCACAGCACCACCTCGTCGCGGATCAACAGCTCGTCGAGGTTTTTGATGGCGCCATCCGCGAAAGCCCACTTCAACAGAAGCGGCGTCCACTGCGAGGGGACCCGCCCCCGGAACCGCCAACCGTTGATCGCCTTCGCCGTCGGCGGGTCGTACCCCGCCAGGCCGATGCGGGTGATGATCTCCTCGTCGGTGCCGAGCATTTTCAGCAGGAGGTGGTAGTTCCACAGCGGGACAGTCTCCTGCTTCTTACGCACGGTGAGAAAGGCGTGTTTCATCGATATCCTCTCAAAAACGAGTCTACCGGAGAGG